GAGTTCAGCATTAGCGTAGTCAATTATCCCTATTGGATTTTAAAGCGTTACGAGTTCACGACTACATGGAATAACGCAACTAACGGCGTTGTGCCGCCAGTATCCATTAGCAACAGAAACAATGCGTTAGACTTCGACTATGAGTTAGAGACTGTGAGCGTTGGCTCCTACTATCGAAGGTTTAGAATTAAGAGGACGAAGGGCACGACTGCAAACGTCCAAGCAATGGTTCTAATGCGTAGCTTCGGAGATTTCGCCACACATTCGCGAACCGAGCTTACCGGGACTGGAACATCAACATACAGCTCGTACATCACTCGAAGCTACGACTATGTAAACCCAAACATTGCTGCGCCACCGCCTGCAAACTACAGCGGAAGCGGAACGCCGCTTTCCCTGTACGCCAGCAACGCAATCGGCACAGGAGCTGGTGGCGGATTAGCACTGCAAGCCGGTAACGCAGCAAGCACAGGCGGCGGTGGGAGCATAACGCTCTACACAGGAGCAGGTGCAGGAGGCGGCGTAGGCGGTGCAATTCTGAGCCGAAGTCAAGCGGACTCGTACAACCGAAGCCACAAGTTCATCTTAGTCAGGAGCATCCCTGATACTGTTGGCAACTATGTGGAGCTTGGGAGAATTGGCTGGCTAGCCGGAGCGATCCTAAAAGTATCTGTATTCGCTAGTCGAGGGGCGTTTCACGCTGCTTTCAATACTTACAATGCTCTCGGCAAAGAGTACGAGATTTACACTCACTACTACAGTAGTGGAACTGTAGCTCCAAGGGCGATTTCTGGCGATCTAGTAGGCGGACGGCAACCAAACGAGTTTGAGCTTGAGCTAGCTTGGAACGGCAACGGATACCAAGTATTGCGCCTTAGAAGATCCAAAGCTGACGCTACCAACTTCAGCGGCTACACAGCTACAGTTGTTATTGAACAGTTAATCTGGTCGCCACACGCCTTTGAATTCGTTGAGTTGTCGGGCACAGGTACCTCAGCCCTCACTAACGCTTACCTGACTAACACCGGCACTTATTGCTATCCAGCCCTGATCCCGCCTCCAACTGTTGGCACTTCTGGAGCCGGTACAGACCTAGCTATTTACGGTGGCAGCGCAATCGGCACAGGTGCTGGCGGTTCCATAATCCTTCAGCCGGGAGCACAGGCTACGAGTGGTGGCGATGGCACAGTTATCAGTCGTCGCGGGGCTAACGGCGTATCAAACATTCATCATTTTCAAGTCGGCACTAGCACATACGCATTTATTGACAGCAGCGGGCGATTATGCATAACCCCTGAAGTTTCAACCACAGTTATGCCTGTGGATTGTGGCTTATTTGTAACGCCGAGAAACAACGCAAACACTATTGGTGTTGTCGTCAGAGGTGTTTCTGGGCAGGCGGGCAACCTTCAGCAGTGGCAGAATAATGCTGGAACCGTCCTGTCTGCCATCAACAGCGCAGGCGACTTTACGAATACTGGCGGGCAGGCTCAATCTGAAAAATTTGGAAATGGAGCTGTAGTTTCTGTTGGACAAGCAACAGCGATTGGAAATGGAGCATCGGCTGGACAGCTTTCAACTGCTGTTGGGTATGCCGCAGGAACTACTGGCGTTACTGGGGTTGCTGTAGGGGCACAAGCAAGTGCCAACGATGGCTCAGTTGCCGTTGGCAGGCAGGCTGGCGCAAGTGGCGGTTCTGCTATAGCGATTGGTCCTAACGCATCAGCAACAGGAGCCAACTCAATAGCGGTCGGAAGGCTTTCTGCGTCCAGTGGTGGCATATCGATTGGCTACAACTTTACTGGCGTTGGTCTTGGATATACAAGTTTCAACGCTTCAACCAACGGCACTTCGTCCACAGGCGCAATAGCTGTTTATGCTGGTGATGGTGCAAACAACGGCAATTTTAGCCGTCAGCACTCCATGCTCGGCACTTGGTCAGTAGCCACTTACGCATCACGCCTTGGCCGTGTCCAGTTGCGTGTCAACGACTACACGACAGATCGTGAAGCAATCCGCTACGAGTCTGACGGTGCAAATGCACTGACTAGCATCGGTGGCAGTGCGATAATCGCCAACACTACGCTGGCAGTTCAGCCTGCTGTTTCTGGTAACAAGGGCGTTGTAGTAAAGGGTGCGTCTGGACAGTCTGCAAATCTTCAGGAGTGGCAAAACAACAGCGGCACCGCTCTAGCGTCAATTGATTCTGCTGGAAACTTCGGCGTTAATTCCATCACTTCGACTGGAGCGTTTGATACATACTTCGACACTTGGTACGGAGCAGTTAAGAGGCGTGTGTACAGGGTTTCTGTACCAAGCACGATTGGCAACTACCAAGAAATATTCAGGCTAAACTGGTCAAGTAATGTTATTGCAAAGATCAAGGTTCTTGCATTTGGCAGCGGCATAGCAAACGCCAAAGAATACGATTTCAATTCGTCATATGGAATGACCGGCGTGCTTGCCCCGCTAAGGTCTGCATACTTGTACAACACGGTTGCTGTTCAATACGAGCTTGAGAACGACTGGAATGCTGGCACAGGCTGGAACACCATTCGTGTCAAGAGGACTTCAGGCACAGATGCTCTGAACCTGTTTGTCTACGTTGAGGTTCTTGATGCAACTTCAGGACATCCTCAAGCTGTAAGTGGAACCGGCACTTCATCAATTGGCGGCATACTTGGCTCATACGCAAGCTTCACATCAATTACCCCGCCAGATGTAGTTGGCGGCAATGGTAATGGCTACCAACTCAGCCTGTACGGTGGCAATGCGCTTGGCACTGGTAATGGCGGCAACATCCTACTGCAAGCCGGTGCGCTGTCTACCAGCGGTTCCAACGGCAAAGTCATCGTGCGTGGCTTGGCGAGTAATACTGCGAACTTGCAAGAGTGGCAGAATAATGCTGGGACGGTTTTGGCTTATGTCAGCTCTGACGCATCAGTAATAGGCACCCCATCTAATTGCTATATTGGGGCAAACGACAACTCTGGCGGCCAGATAATACTTTATGGTTCTGCTGGCGGTTACGGGGTTGGCTTCAAAACAACTAGCTCAGGCAGTGAAGTAATAAGGTTCAACAGCGGACAAATCGCGCTTACAGTTGGCCAAGGCGGGAATAATGCTGGCTTGCTAGTCAACGGGAATTTAGGCTCGTCTGGAAGTGTTGCATCATTTGTAAACGCTGGTAATGCTGCCTCTAAGGGCATCGTAGTCAAAGGCGCAACTAGCCAGACAGGCAATTTGCAGGAGTGGCAGAATAATGCTGGTTCAGTCCTATCAGCAGTAAAGTCTGATGGATCAATTCAACCAGCAAGCATGGCTGATTCGGCAGCTACAAACAATTCAATCTATTATTCAACTACAGCGTCAAAACTGGTTTACAAGGATGCTGCCGGGACTGTTAATAATCTTTATTAAGGAGCTTTCTAATGCCTGATCCAGAAGTAAACGCTGTAATGCCTGACTTTCCTCCAGTCCCTGCTGCTGATCCAGTAGTCACTCCTCCAGTACCTGAAGAGACTCAGGATGTATGGGGTCTAGATTACCAGCATATTCGCCGCTACGAAGTCGAGGGCGGATTCAAATTTGAGCTATACACGATCTGGTCTTTAGGCCGAATGTCAGCTACCGGAGTTTGGACTCCAGCTAAGCCAGAAAACAAAAAGAATGTTGTTCTAGCCGATATGCTGTCGCCAACTTCTCTAGACGAAAATCCTGAGATCGGTGCGATTGCAACGCCATTCTTTACTAACCTTGCATCTCTATGTAAGCGAGTTGGCAACCTGTAAGGAGCTTAAATGCTCGGCGGTTATCCACTAGCAAAAGCACCATTAGCAAGCCTCGGTTCAACTGGGGCTAATGCTATTGGTGCGTTTGTTTCGTTGGTTTTAACTGTGCAATCTGGAACGGCAACTGGTACTGCTTCGGCTTCAGGCCTGTCGAATTCATTAGTAGTATCCAAGCAACTTGGAACAGCAACTGGAACAGCAGCGGCTTCAGGCTTATCGAACAATCTTGCCGTATCTAAGCAGATTGGCAGCGCATCTGGAGCGGCATCGGCTTCAGCATTATCCAACAGCCTAGCAATATCAAAACAACTTGGTTCTGCTACTGGGAATGCCTCGGCTAGTGGTCTATCTAATTCGTTGCCGTTATCGCCTTTGTCTGGATCATCAAGCGGTTCATCGTCTGCCTCTGGATTGTCCAACAGCCTGACGATTTCTAAGCAATTAGGATCGGCTACAGGAACAGCACTAGCATCTGGACTGTCCAATAATATAGCCATCGTCAAGCTGGATGGTTCATCGTCTGCCTCTGGTAACGCATCCGGCCAATCAAATAATCTCGCCATAGTTAAACTTGACGGCTCATCATCTGGATCAGCTAGTGCGTCTGGGATAGCCCAGAACATTTCCTTAGCCAAGATGAATGGTTCTTCAATAGGTAGTGCTGTTACTTCCGGTTTAATAACCAACATTGCATTGGCTAAACAGCTAGGCTCAGGTTCTGGATCGTCTACGACTTCAGGAACAATCACTTCGGTTTCAATTACAAAACAGCTTGGCAGCGCAATAGGCGGGGCATCAGCATCAGGCCAATCCAATTCAATAACGATTGTAAAGCAGCAAGGTACTGGATCAGGTTCGGCAAATACATCTGGAATAATCCAGTCAATAACAATCCAGCCTGTTGCAGGTTCGGCTTTTGGATCAGCTGTAGCCAACAGCGATATGACTTTTGTGGCTATCGTCCATCAAGACGGTTCAGCCAAAGCATTCAATCCTCCAAGTTGGGCGAGGGCAAGAGTTTCAGAAATAACCAATGCCAATGCAAGTGTAAGAAAAATTGGATTCACAAACAGGATTGTTGCTCAGTCTTATGTAAAAATTAATAATTCAACAAGAACAGCAAATACTATTGTCCCAATTGATTGAGGTAAATCATGGCATATGACATTGGTGATACCTTGAGATTAACCGTCACATTTACAAGCGTTATTAACTCAACGCCAGCAGATCCAACCAATGTAAAACTTATAGTAAAACGCCCTGATTTAATTGAAGAAGAATTTTTATACCCTGCTATTTTACAAAAAGATTCAATTGGAATATATCATCACGATTATTCTATAGATCGAAGTGGTAGATTCTGGTATCGTTGGGAGGGAACTGGAGCAAATCCTTCTGCCGTGGAGGGTTATTTCATAGTTTCCCAAAGTCAGTTTTAGGTGAAATATCCGGGGCAGGGCGGGGATGTTTTTGCTGTTTCCTGTCACGCCTCATACCACACCAGAAGATGAACAGCGTCATGGAGTGGTTGCCCCGGTTATCCTTCTTTTACTGGAGAGTCTAAATGGATTGGTCAATTCGACAAACTGATCCTCATGCTTATCGCTTAGACTTTACAGGATTGAAGGATAGGGATTGGAGGCGTGTCATGCTCCTATCCGATCTGCACTGGGATTCTGCTCAATGTAATCGGGAACTGCTCAAGAGAGATCTAGACGAGGCATTAAAAACGGGAACCCCTGTCATTCTGGTTGGCGATACCTTCGATATTATGCAGGGTAAATTTGACAAGCGAAAATCGGCTAAATCCCTTCGACCAGAACACCAAACCGACAACTATATCGACACAGTAGTCGATGACGCAATCGACTGGTTTACCCCTTACAGAGATGTCCTAGCTCTTGTCTCCAAAGGCAACCATGAAACATCATGGGAAAAATACCATGATACAGATGTATGCGCCCGATTCGTATCCGGCCTAAAGCGTAACAAATCCTCGGTACTTCTTGGAAAGTACTGGGGTTTTGTACAAATCGGTTTAATTGAAAGTCCCAAAAACAGGGTATCTAAAACCCTATTTTTTCATCATGGCGCAGGCGGGGGTGGAGAAATTACACGGGGTATGATAGATAATTCTAGAACTAGAGGTATGTATATGGCAGATGCTTTCATATCTGGACATATCCATAGACGAAATTTAGATGAGAATATAGTATATCATTTAAACAACTTAGGAACAGTATGTGCAAGACAGCAGCTATTCCTTCGTAGTTCGACATACAAGATTGAGGATGATGGGTATCACGCAGAGAAAGGACGGGGGCCAAGGCCTCTGGGTGGATGGTGGCTTGAATTCCGCTATCTACGAAATTCAGATGTTGGGACTGATTGCAATATGAGGGCTTATCAGACATGATTACCACCACTCTTGGGCTGTTAATGCTAATTGCGAATCAGCAACCAAAGCTGACTTTTCCAGCCAAGTTGCAGGGATTGCCGGGTTCATTCATCGTTGTCAAGCCTATCCAGATTGATGGGAAATCGGTCAAATATTTCACTCCATCACCCGGCCTGAATCTATTCCCAGCTGACCTACTATCTGACAAGACTGCAACGGTTGCAACTGCCAATCTACCGGGTAAATACCTTGTCTATGGCTATACGGCACTGGGCGACATTCCAAGCGATCCAGCATCAATTGAAATCATTATTGGCGATCCCGGCCCAACTCCATTCCCTCCTCAGCCTCCAGCCCCAAATCCTCCTAATCCTGATCCAACTCCAGATCCGCTAATGGAATCCCTGCAAGCTATTTGGGGCGCATTGGATGAGCCGGGTAAATCCCAATCTAAATCTAAGCTGGTTCAAGTCTACCGGGAATCGGCCAAGATCTGTAAAGATCCCGCTTTCCTAACTGTTGGACAGGCTTTTGCACGATCCAAGGAGATCGGGAAAGCTGCATTGCCAGATTCAGCATTATCTTCGCTCAGATCGAGGATCAGTGAGGAATTGAGGTCTGTAGTCCCAATTGATCCTTCAGTCATTCTAAACGCAGAATTGAGGGCAAAGATTGCCTCTCAGCTGGATCGTATGGCTATCCTTGTGGAATCTCTGAGGTAATCCAATGGAAGACCAATTCTATAAACCCGGTTGGGAAGATCGACCAGAAGAGGTTGTAGCGATTGCTGACCTACAGCCTATGCCTGTATTCGGTGACACTCCAGCAGGGCAGGCGGATATTGTCCTACCTAAAACCTGTTACTTTTGGAAAATCCATGAGCAGGTAACTGGGCAAAAGCCAATTCCCTATAACCAAAAATCCGTAGGTAGCTGCGTTGCCTTTGGAGCAGTTTCGGCCATTGAGGGAACAATGGTCAATGAGATCATGCGGGGGGAGAAAGAGGAGTTTCGCCATCTTTGCCAAGAGGTCAGTTATGCCGGTTCACGCATTGAAATTGGCAAAGGTAGGCTTGGTAGAAGTGATGGCTCAATTGGCGCATGGGCAGCTGAATTTGCTTTGAAGTACGGATCAATTGATCGTGGAGTTCATGGTAAATACGATCTTAGCAAATATGATGAAGAACGATGCCGAGCATGGGGTAACTCTGGGGTTCCAGACGATCTTGAACCTACTGTCAAGAAGTATCCCGTGAAGGGGATTACACTGGTCAAAACTTGGGAAGATGCCAAGAAGGCATTGGCTCAAGGCTACGGGATTAGTGTTGCATCTAATCAGGGCTTTACAATGGCCCGTGATGCAAAGGGGATGGCCCAGCCCAAGGGGCGATGGATGCACCAAATGTGCCTATGGGGCTACTCCACAGAAGGCAGTGAGAAGGGCTGGATTAGAAATAGTTGGGGCGCAAATGCCCATACTGGCCCAGTTGGTGAAGGTGATCCACCCACTAGCGGATTCTGGGCTGATGTCGAAGTTATTTCAAAAATGTTAAGCCAAGGCGATTCTTGGGCATTCTCTGGACTGTCTGGATTCCCAGCCAAAGATGTGATTAATGTTGATTGGAATCTCTAGGAGTTAGTTATGGCCTTGCTTCCCTACCCAGCAGTTTTCCCTCAAGAAGCTCTCCTGATGATGCTCGACAAGTTTCGAGGCAGAGAAGTATCTACTCCTGATCTTGTCAATGCTGCATGGAATGTAGCTGGCTATTCGCTTGGACAGTCTCTTGGCGGGGGCCAAATGGTTGCAGGTAATTTGCCTCAACTAGACTCCGGTGAAATCAATGAAGCCGATCTGGTTGCATCTGTATTGCAACAGCATGGTTCCCAAGTTGATGGCGAAGAGAAGGCAATTACCTTCACTGTTATCCCTTGGATCGTTTTGGCCAAAGTTGCTATTAAGCTGCTTGCCAATCTGCTCTAACGAACCAAGGGGTTGAGTAGGTAATTGGCTATCTGTGTTGGATTGCCAAGGTGGGGGCCTACTCAACCCCAAGGATACCCTTCTATGTTATCAGACATTATTAGCTTTGGTCAGCGCATTTGGGGTGAGATCCAGCGTTCATCTCGTTGGCCATCCGTTAGAGCTAAATTCTTAAAGGGGAAATCCTGCTCTGCTTGTGGGACGAAAAAGAATTTGGAAGCGCATCATGTTATACCACTGGCTCATGGTGGAGAGGAATTAGAAGAATCAAATCTAATTGGACTATGCCGTAACTGTCACTACTTCATTGGACATCTCCAAGACTGGACAAGTTACAATTGCGATGTTCATGCCGATTCTGCATCATATCTACAGAAGCATACTAATCGCCCAAAACTTATCCACCCGGAAGAAGATACGCCACTCATTTAATGCCTAATACAAGTCTTACTTTTCGGCATTGCCTTAGATTGGCAACCTTTAGCTGCACAACGACCATTGGCAATCTTCTCTTTCATTATTTGCAAATCTTGTTCTTTTTTAATTTGAGGCAATCGACAACTACGACATATAAGTTTTGGCTTAATCACATAACAGTCCCCGCATCTTTGACACTTCTCTCTCCTGTTACCTCGTTTGGATGGTTGTTGTTTGCATCGAAAACAAATACCAGTCTTATCCTTTGTTGGCCAATTGCATTTCTTGCACTTTGTTTTTCCATCTAAATCCTCAATCTTTTTGGGAGCAGGCTTTTTCTTTGTTTCTGATCTAAATAGCTCTTGTCGTCTCCTACTTCTTTTAGCTGCCTGTTGCCGAATAAACTCTAAATAATCACCAGCATAATACTCGTCCATCGCTACCGCATCCTCACCTTACTGATCTGATTCAAATACTGGCTCCTTATTTCCTTGTGGCAAAGAACAAAACCTGCGGTGCTAAACAGGAAAATTGCGACAATAATTAACACGCTCCAAGCAGAAAACCTTAGCCAGAACATCAATGATTCCTTCCAGCTTTCGATTGTGTCGATCCGATTTCTTATAATTTTTGAATCCTCAAAGAAAGAACTGTAATGCTTGGAATATAAGTCCAATCGTTTCTTGTTTTCCTCAATCTGATGCTTGGCATTTCTCCAGTCATCAGCAGAGATGCTAATCAATTTGTTTAATTGAATATTATTTTCATCACCCATCACTCACCTCTGATTGTTTTTAAGTAAATAATGCCGATCATAAAACCTATTAATATTTTCACGACATCGAAGAACTGATCCAACCAAAAGTTTCGGGCATTCATTGCTTACTCCCCTCCCGGCAGCGGGCCAATTGCTTTCCACCAGACAACCTGTGGGTTCTGCCACCCATCCGTCAGGTGGTAGTAATTTAGGCCGAAGTGATAACCAGTAGTGACATAAAGACCGCATTGATCTGGAACATCTTCTGGCCACTTACGCCAGCGAAGCAGGTCACGCAATCGATCAACCTCAGCTCTTGCTTCTTGCAGTTCAGCCAGCGTATGTTCTGCGTCACGATCACTCATTTCTTTTTCTTCCTTTTCAGTTTTGCGTTCTCTTCTTCCAATTCAATAACTCTAGCCATCAATCGCTCATGCACTTCATCTTTAATTGAATCGTAAAGCCTAGGTACATTTGAAGCATTCTCTACTGGGTTTTTATCTACACGAATCTGTATGTTCAACTTGTAGTATTGCTCCTTAAAAGTTGGTTGAACATACTGCATCCCATCTTCTAAGGAATTAATAGTCTCAGCATTCATAATGTATTCTGGATAAATCTTAATGTCTGTAACATTTGGTATTTTCAATCCAAAAAATTGAAGGTCTACTCCAGATGATTCATCGCTTGGTAAAATTGTCCAAGGCGAACTGCCAATATTGCTCATTTTGTTCTCCTATTTCACCCCCAAGGAATCGAACCTTGGCGCACACAACCAGCAGATGAACATGAAAGTAGCATCGATTTGCGAAGTGGCCATATTCTAAATGGCCTTAATGTTTAGACCCAATATGGTTGCCGTCCTTCATTCCTCCCGGTTTAATTTCCCTAATTGCACGGGAGATCAATTAGGTTTTCCACTCAAGTGGTTCATCGTGCAATAGAGCAGGCAGCGCAAAGGCTTTGCTCTACTGGTATACCTCTAACCCCGCAATCAAAACAGACATTATCCACACTTCCAAGGTCTGAGTGGGACTTGCCGTTTTTCAGCCAAAAGAATATTTTGTAGTATTCTTCCTCCCCGCCCCATAAATCGTATGTGGCTTTTTGTAAGACAGAATTCATCCGATTATCAAGATTAGCCTCGCCAACACGCCCCAGAATAGAGGCGCAAACTTCATCACCTGTTCCTATTTCCATGCCATCTCTCTGGACAGTTACCCTTGGCTTTTCGCCAGTTCCTACCCAAGAAAGTGACTCTCTCGATATTTTGTACGAACCAATAGTGACGCTATCTGGCCCGCACTTAATTGCGCTAGGCGGTTTTGGGCGACTCATTATCCGAATTATTTGAATCAGATTGCATTCTTGTGCTGTAAGCAATTCCATATCCTTTTCCTTTCATATAAAACCCAACCAGAGGGGGGATTGTGCGTTCCACCCCTCCAGCTGGATAGGCCTTAGCGGTAGCGGACTACTGCAATCCACATTCCGTTATTCAGACGAGCAGTGCCAATATCGACTGCATTGCGCTTGCCCCAATAGCAGCAATTTTGAATTGCGCCCTGCTGAGTCGATGCCATGCCGATCCCTTCAAACAGTCCAGCTGGATGACCATGATGACGGAATCGACCAGTTTCAACAATCAGCAATGCTGCATTTTGGGCTGTTGAGGTATCGCCTTTAACTGCCACAACTGGAGCAGCTGCAACTACCCGTGTCTTGCGAAATACACCAGCATCAGAAGACTGTACCAAACCAAGGCAAGCAGCAAGGCCAAGAGCAAATCGAAACATAAAGAACTCCTTTTCAAAATCGGACTTCATCCTTCTCATATTCCTCAACAACCCGTTCGAGGAATCCAAGCTCGACGACAAGAACTTTGATTAATTCTATCAATTTCTTCGTGTCATCGTAGTTTACTATATGCGGAACTTGGTCTATTCTATGAATGATGCTCAAAAATTCTTTTCGAGTCATCCTTGATTTATTAGGCCAGAACTCTGGCCATACATCATCCTGATTCATTGCCATCCTCCGGTTCAATATTATCAATCTCTTTTTTAATTCGCTTCATCTCATGCACCAAAGTACCAAGCAATCCTCCAGCCTTCCTCAAATGTCTAATACTTTCATCGTAATTCTTTTTTGGACGAGTTATATAATGAATCACAGTAAAAGACATATACATGAAAATGTACTTGTAGCGCAATGAGCAAAAATCTGGAATTAACTTTTCAGAATCTAGATGATCTATTCCTTCACCAGAATCGAGTAATTTAGATACACGAACAATATCGTCATACTCAAAATCGGCATCAATAGCATCGTCAATAAATTCCTCAAATTCACTGCTCATTGCTACCTCAGCCGGGCAAATTGCACTCCGTTTACAGGCGCAATGGTTGCCATATCGTTTAGACTATCTTGTACTTCAGTAACATTATATCCACAATTAATGGCATCACGGATAAGTAAATCAACCAATTTCCTACCAGTAGATAGATATGATCCTATCCACCAGCGAATATCCATTGTTGGCGCATTTTGGACTTGGCCGGGAACAACATAATCATTCCCAGAATTGCCCATGCGAACATCTAATTCAGCAGGTATAACGCTATTCGATTTAGATACGAATAGCCGACGAATATTGCTGTTTGCCGGTTCGCCATCCACTCTGGACAGGTTAATCATTTGACGGCATTGGCCAACGATACGCCTACCCAGTGCTTCTCCACCAGAAGATAAATGCGTTACCATGACAATCGAGGTATTGGTTCTCTGGGCTATCTCAGCTAATGGCCGAAAATACTTAACACCATCCTCTGGGCGCATCGTGTTGTGACTTGTGCTGTTCATCACAGTATCAACAAAGACCAGACTAACCCCAATGCGCTTTATGCGATCTTCAAGCATTTTGAATTGATCTGGTTTATCCAGCATCGTTCCTTCCGTTGGATCGTCATTCCAGCCATTCAAATAGATGGCATCAGCTGGAATTCCAAACTGTTCGGGAAATTGGGCTATTTCGCCCCACTGATTGTCGCAGCATAACCACAATACTTTTGATCCCTTATCCAGTGTTGGAGCAGTTCCATCCGGCCAAGGCATATGGTTATAAACACGCCTTGCCAAGTCAGCGCACAATCGAGTCTTACCAGCACCCGGTTCAGCAGCTATGCCAACTAGCACACCTCGTTGAATCCATCCCGGCCAAATCCACTGCATGGACTGCCCAAGGCGAATGAGGTCAGCAACAGTTGCATCGCTCTTATCTGCTGGAACAGTTTTAGTTGATTCGGAAATCGTCTGCTTTTTAATCAAACTACCAATTTTCGATTGGTCGATTTTTCCGGCAGCAGATGAAATTTTATGGGCTAAATCGCTATCGCTCCAAGGAGGTTGGCATCCCTGATTCCAATCACGAATAGCTGCAAGTGCGTCTGGTTCACTTAAACCAAAACCCTCCAACAGGATGGAGGCAACCCGATAAGTTTTGTTGTGGCCACTCTGCCCTGATACAGCTGGTTCAATATTTGAAATATACTTCTTAGCCAAATCCAATGGGCTTTTGACTGTGTCTTGATTAGATGAGTAAGCATTCTGCTCACGCCATGCCTCAACTAATTTCTGAATAGATTCAGTATTAGCTTTCCTCGCCTCTGGACTGGTATCGCCAACAGATACTATTCCAGTGCAACGCCAAGGCCTTTCAGCTGTAGAGTCGCCTTTTCGAGCCATTGTGCCGTACACACGAACCATGCGCTGGACATCGAATGTAACCTTGTCGATCTTTGCGCCAGACGATATACACCTGCTACTTAGCTCAGAAAGGAATTCCTTTATAAGGTGATCACTTGCTTTGTTGGCGGGCATATCCACTGGATAGAGCAGATGGCAACCATTGCCAGAATCGGCCTTGATTGGATCCCTGAAGCCGAATGCTTCCAATGTGGCGATTGCATCGTCTGCAAGCTCAAACGCTTTGCTGCGCTCAAATTCAGTGGCGGAAACATCGCTTGGCCGATTAGAATCACAGTCAATAAATAACCATCGGCGTGAAATAGTTTCCTTTGAACTACTGGACTTAATCTTGGTTAGGAATGGCTTGCGCCAAACAGATTGATTTAGATTGGCCAGATCAGGATTGACCGGGTTAGAAACCAGATAGATTCCAACGCATTCGTTTTTAGAATCTATTTTGTGTACATCGGTTGCAACCGTTTCAGCATCCCGGCCAAAGTAGTATTGGTTACGGCATATGCGGGAATCTTCATTCTGCGGGGAGCGTAGAAGAGCCCGAACCTCAGTGAGAGATTCGGGCTCAACCAGCAGGCGAATGGAATCGGCGATACCAAAGATAGCCATCCTATATCCCTTCCAATCAAAGAATCTCTTCAGACTCAATCATAGGATCTTCGCCTTCTGGCTCAGAATCTACATGGGATTTTGGCCCCCGAATTCCAGACATGAATGTAATATCATTCTGGTTTTCCCATATCCAATCGGTCACAACTTCATCGTTGGTATACCACCTACTACCAATTCGGATAGCAGGCAGTTTCCCAACCAAAACCCAATTTGACAAAGTGAGATTCGAGAAGTGCTTGCTCAGGAAACATTCGCTCACTGGAACGATAATGCCACCCGATTTCATCACTTCCATGATCCGCTTATCGAAGATATTGGGCTTGCGCTTATCAACTGTAATTGTTGGTTCGCTCATTAGAATGGAGTCTCCTGTACTGGTTCCTCAGATTCGGCCTTCTTGAGACTTGTCACAGTGATATTGTGGTAAGTCTTACCAGTGGTCTGGTTCGTGTTGGCCTTTTTACGGCCATTGAAAACCTTGCCAATGGATTTAGAAATAGCCCCCATCAGCAGCTTGGATAGTGGAACACCGGACTTCTTCCACTCACGATCCAGACTGCCAAGCAGCACCAGATCTGAACCAAGAATGTTCAAGGCAACCGGCTTAGCAAAGTAGCTGGTACGGTCAACACTGGCTCCAACACAGCTTGGGCCAGCTTCAACCTTCAGGCTCCAGCGCAGAATTGGATTGCCAGTCTGCTCAATCTTGGACAGTTCCATATCGGTGATCTTGAAGACATAGTTGCCATCTTCAAGTGCATCCGCATTAACCTTGCTGGACGGATCGAATTCTGAAGCCATCGAGTCAATAAGATCTTCGACCCAGTCATAATTCGGTTGATCGCTAGACATAATTCGCCAACTCCTATCATCGGTGAGAAAAACGAGGCTTAGGCATTTGCCTGCTGGCAATATCCCCAATCCACTGGTTAAGTTCTGGCCTACTTGCACCAGACCCATCTGCAAACACTAGATGGCTTTTAGCTCTTGTCAGGGCGACATAGAGCAGATTCTTTTCCTGCTGGAAGGCCTCTTCGTCCTTCGCACGGATACACATTAGATCGGGGCGAAGCAGTGTAACATTATCAGCCTCCAACCCCTTGGCCCTATGTATCGAGGATAGATTCACTTTGTTCACATCTTCCGATTCAGTGAATAGATCTCGACACAATGAAATCATCTGTTCGATTGTTTCGCACTCTTGAGACAGTTCCGTTATACATTCCACCTTATCTTTAAGAGCATCGAATGCAGTTTCATGGGCATCACGATCAAGCAGCTTTTTCTGCTCCCGTTCGTTCCATCGACCCAATCGGGAATGTAGATCCTTAATATCGAGAGGGTCAAGTTTAACAACCAGATTAACTATATCGTCTCCAATCGACTTACCCTTAACAGCGCATGGTACTTTCAATCGCATAAGATTATAAGCTGCTCCAACGAGTGGGGCATTGTTTCGACAGATAATTAGATCGCCCGCCTTAGCCTGCCCAGCAAGAGCATATTTAGTTATCTGACTAATATCACCTTTAATCGCATCTGGACGGGCTTCAATATGCGGAACAAGCATACGAGCTAATTCTAGATGAGATGACGGGCAACGCCAGCAGACTGACAGGGGCATCGACTTGGCATCTAGCTGGTTGGTCAGATTTTTAAACGAGTGGGTATCTGCTCCAGCCCATCCCATAATCGACTGGTATGGATCTCCCACTATAACTGTGTTGGCTGATACGCTGAGGATCAGTTTCTGCTGACAGGGATTAAAATCTTGGGCCTCATCTGCAAATAGCAAATCATAATCCTTATTTGCTATTCCAAGGCGGACAGGCAACCAGATCATATCCGCAAAATCCATCTCCACTATATGCTGCGGATCAGATCCAATCTCAAGGATGTGAAACGCTGCACCAATAACTTCATCCACATACTGCTTGGCTGGAAGAGTAATACCTTGAATATCAGCAGCTTTGCAAACCTGATCCCGTAGCACCTGAGTCAAGGTATCGACAGGAATTGCCTGACTACGAATCAGATTGATTAGAGCGAATAGGCTGGCCACTTCTGGACGCAACCAGCTTTTAGTTCCACGGGATTCGAAATAGTTTGGGTAGATAGCCTTGGCAATTTTTTGGTACTTCTTGCCGTATTGGTCAATTTGTAGGGACGGGATCTTGGATTTAACCAGTCTCATGCCCAGTGAATGAAGAGTGGATGCTTGTGCCGATCCATCTAGCTTCTTGCCAAGCTCTTCGGCAATGGCTTTATTAAACGCAGTAAATGCAATCTTACCAAATTTCTTAGCAGCATATTTTGCAGCTTGGACAGCGGTAGTTGTTTTACCGCTGCCAGCCACAGCATTGACACTGATGTTCCCAGATTCAGTTTGGCGCAGCTTTTTATTGCCCGCTAGAATATCATAGATTGATTGTTGCTGAGCCGTAGGAATCATAGTTAATTCTCCTATCCTATCCTGTTTTACTGTTGAACTGTATCAAGCCACTCGTTTACTTCTCTAATATCATAGTCAGTCATTGTCGAAGAGTCAAGTTTAGGAAATTTATTTTTCATGGTTTCCTTTAGATTTTCAACATTTTTTGCAACCTCAGAGAACCTAGCAAACAATGCAGCTTTGTCAGCTTTAGAAGCAAACTTAACTGTTGTTTGGGCAGAGTAGTTTGGAATATCTGAAACCTCTGTTTCATCTAGAAATCCTAAACCGCACATTGCCAGAGTGGTTCGCCTGATTGCTTTAGTATGCGCTTTCATAAACGCATTGGCCAGATCCACGCCAACCAAAGTCTTAGGGATAAATACATCTCCACGATTAATAGAGATGCGTCCATCCCTGTCTTGCATTTTAACACGAACTGTAAAGATACCAGTCTCTTTGTTATATGATTCATCTGCTTCGATTATGGACAGTCCATATAACTTAGACAGTTGGTCAGTGCAGTTCCGCTTGGCATACAGAACTTCTTTTCCTTGCAAGTTAAAGAACCCGAATGGTTGCCCAAGCGGATTCAATCCCATGCTTTCGCAAGTCTTATTGAGGAGTGCCATACGCTCCTCTGGGCTTAGCTTACTGTAATCATTCTTAACCAGTGCTGATTCAACAGCAGACCAATTGACTGGCTTTTTCTCAACAATCGCACTATCAACCTTCGCTTCAATTTCCATTTCAATCTCCTTTTAATCGGGAAAACAACCACACTATCGCAGCAACTCACTCCGTAAAATACGAACATTATCCGACATGATTAGACGCAAGGATACTCTCCCGCCTTCTATTCTTTCCAGATAGATTGCATCACCATCAAGACCAATCGAATCATCGGGGAACAAATCATAGCGCACACCATCCAAGGTGAGGCGGGCAGAACCATCTGGATTAATCATTTCAAATTTAACACGCCTATCCAATCCTCCTTTATATTTGAGTTGAATTTCTTCAGTCATTTTACGCATAATAACTAAGCCACCAATACGCTGCATTCCATTCTCCTTATGCCATACTCTTAGCTACAATAACCAACAGCATTTCCAATCGCTCAATCTGCCAACGACCGTTGTTCAGAATCTTTAGATTAGAAATACACACTTCGGGCACAACATCATTCAGCAACGAGTTGATTTCGTTAAGCCCACATACACTATACGCAACCGAAATAATCTGATCTTGACTTAACGGCAATGCACCAAGGTAGTTTTGGATCATGCCACTCGCCAAGATGAACGGATGCTCTGGTGGGAAACTATCAACCGAAATCTTCTCACGCAAAAATGCTAACGCCTTGGTTGCATTGTTGTGTATGAAGTACTTCATCAGCTGATTGTAGATAGCACCATCATGAGTTCCATCCAGATCCTTTATGGAGATCCGCATCATATCGACAGTTTCGGCATGAAGCCTACCAATCTGCCTGAAATATATGATCGATGATTCAGTTTCTGGAGAATTCTTTGCCATCGCCAGCCCCCTCATTCTGGTGGACTTCGATGTGGGTAACATACTTTAGCAGAATGCTAGCAAGAAACCATATCCCAATAAATGTTCCAGCCAATGGAACAAATAAGCAGAACCATCCAGCAAACATAAGCGCATTAGTCATTTCCTTGTCCTTTCCTCGAATAGGATTCAATCAGGAATCTCAAATAGTTTTGGGCTTTTTGTAAATCCAAAACCCCGTTTTTTTCTCGGAACCTGAATAGGTATTTGGTTATGCAGCCAACGCAATAGTCCTCAAATCCCTTCTGCCCAACAGCTGATTCAATTGCATTCCAGCAGCTGACTCCATCAATAGATTTAGATAGATAATAATCTGGATGGATTGGATTCACTGGCTCAGTCATATAAATACTCCCATTCGATTCCTGATTCCTGAATAGCTTCACGAATATTCTGTATTGCCAACCGCTTGAGTTCAGTCACATTGTGGTAATGGATTCCTCGCTCCTTAGCGATCTCGCCATGAGATAGACCATCCAGATGACGCAGGATAATCTCCCGGCGTTTGCCATCTATCATATTAATCAGTTTGTAGAGAAAATCCTTGTTATATTGCAATACTTCCGAGTCTTCTAGATCGATTCTATCAGTACAGGATGCTTGAGCTATCACTGAAGATGGATCATCATTATAGCATGGGCGGACTTTGCTAGACCGAATAACTCCTCGACGCAATGTCATTCGGCAGAAATGGAATCCCCTAACAGCATATGTGGAAAATCTACATCCACTTGGATCGTATGTGGTAGCTGCTTTCCATAATGCTATCAGTAGTTCAGACTGATACTCATCATAGGTATAGCCCTTAACTTCTGGATACCTACCCATGTAGAATCCAATTAAACCCAGATTTTCATTAACGAGTTCCTCGACTGTCCGTGTCCTATTCTCGTCAACCTTCGCCATCGTCCTATCTCCTTTTAATTACTGCTTAACTGTGATAGCCACACAACTATCCTTGCTTTGGTATGTGGCAGTTACTGAAACCTCAATTGGTTTAGGCATAGTTGAATGCCTTGATGATTGGCAACCTACTATCCACGGCAACACGAACAGACTGATGGTGGTGAATCGCATTGAATGCAAACCTCCTGCTCCGATGATCTTATCCGTATCCTATTACCTGCCATCTCCAGCCAGTCTGTTTTATCGCCCGATTGACCCACAAAATTTACTATTTCTTCCGCTAAACCGCAATGGCATTTTTTGTTGGTTTTGGCCAGTTTCTGAATGCCAGTAATGGTAGCAGAACGAAGCATTGATATATCTCCCAAAAATCATTCATCATACATTTGATTGCTCCTGTTGCAATTTGTTTTGCCACCTAAACAGCTTATTTTTTATGTACTTGTTTCTGGCCTTACACTCCCTGCACCTTAAATTACGATTGCGATTCAACATACTAATCTTGCAGCTGTATTCGCATCCACAGTCCATGCACAGACCTATCTGGGATATAAGCTCATCTGTGGCATACTCTTCTGACATACGCTTGATAGCCTGTCGAACTGCTTCACGGGTTATGCCCAGCCCCTTACCAATCTGCTGTAGTGTTTTACCCTGCAATATCCCTTCACATATAGTTTTCCTTTTCCCAGTAAGTCTACTGATTAGATTGTGAATTGAATCCTTATTTTCTATATTGAATGATGGATCTTTAGCTTTCACATCCTCGACCATATCGCAGACTGGCACATCGGCTTTTTCTGAAATATGGTTGAGCGATACATGGGTGTGCTTTTTAGCCTGATTGATTACCCATGATCGTTTATGCAGAACTAAACGAAACATGAGAGTAGATAGCTTTCCTTTCTCTGGATCGTAATACAGGATAGTTTGAACTAAACACGACAGAACCTCTTGATACCAATCCTCATCATCAAACCCCATTGGGCATTTTACTTTTTTAGAGAAAAACTTAGCTAACTTTATATTATCATTGAATAGCTTGTGCCCTTCGCAAGTCATCTTCCCATCAATTGCAAATGGCGATAACACTAGAATAATTCCTTTCTACGCTGGAGCCCCAATTTTGAGCCCTGAGCCACTGTTTTGCCAAACTTGGGCAATACCTCAACGAAGTAGTCTAAACCGTCTGTAATGCAAAATTCAGAGGCATTGCGGGCAAGTTTGTAGGCCTCAGTCTCGCATTTCGTCAGTCGCTGCTTCTGGATAGTCTTTCCATCACGCCAGTAGCGCAGTACGACTAGAAACGAATCACCATGAATTGGTGGCATGATTAGACCTCCTGCCAAACTGCTGAAGTGGCAGCTATTTCGTCTATGAGATTGGCAGCTGCTAGTTCAGCATTAACCATAGCAGAGATGCAACAATCGTGTTCAGACTGAGATGCTTTAGATCTGCTGCCTAAGAACCAAACCATTTGAATGTATTTCTTAGTTACAACGCATTGGTAAACACAAAGCATTATTTCGTCTTCTCTGACGATTCCTCGCTTAGTTAAGCTGGTAATACTGGCGCAAATGCCATTACCTGACGGATTAACATTCCAATTGATCTTCATTGTCCTATCTCCTCTTTCCTTTGCGTCGAACTTTGTTGTTCGATGATTTATTTATAGACCACCTATCGAACCGTGTCAAGCCGTTTGTTCAATTATTTTTATTATTTTTTATTCTCTATTATTTTCTTAATAGCTAGTTGCCCTAAAAATGGCTTATTCTAATTACGCACAATCTTTATGGCTATTCGTATCTCCTTCTGGAATAGTGACTTATGGAATTGGAAACGATTGGCACGGGATTTGCTATTAGTATATAGTATACTAAGTTAGTTAAATAATATAAGCTAAAAATTGACGGTTAGAGGGAGGAGGGGGACGCTGCGGAGCAAGTCCAACCCTCATCCCGCCGTCAATTTTTTAATTGTCTAGTTAAATTAATAATAGGGGTAAAAAAAAATTGAGAAAATCGCCGTTCGTTGCTAGAGTATTTCAGCGTAGTTAAGATGCAAAAAAAATGGAGAGGGGAGAATGGAATACAAAGATTTATACCGGCCTGAAAATGTGATGCTGCTGGCCAAATTGACTGATAAAGCGATTGGCTTGATTATAAATAAAAAGTCAAATCCAAGCCCAGATGAAATAGATCTAATCAGGAAGGACTTATTTAAGAAGCAGAGTGAAGTGTTGAATGGTTAAGCGCAAAAGGGATTATTGCCCTTCGGCGGGCGGGACTTGCTCCGAGGAAGCCTCGTCGCCCCCTATACCCCGCCTTTACGGGCATAATCCCGGCTAAGCTAAAGCGGGGATACCCCGCACCCCAAAGGATAAATTATGCTGAGATATGAACAGATACAGGAGTTAGCAATTGCCAGTGAACAAGACATTCCAATGCTTGCAGATTTTGATGATTGTATTGCTGGTGTGATTTATAAGAAAAACAAGTATTATGTAGTTTATAGTAGGTCTAAGATTCTAGATAAGTTGATGAACGACAATGGATGGCAATATCTCGACGCATTAGATTATTATGAATTCAATATTGAATGCGCTTATTATGGACCACAATCGCCATTGATACTTATCGACGAATTACCCGATGGGCCAAATCTATGAGTATTCTATCTAGACTGATTGATCCTATATGGTCAATTACTGTTCCAGCCCCCACAAGCAACAACAAGATGTATATGCCAGTGGGTAACAAAGGAAGGGGCGGGAGCAGACTAATAATCAGTCCAGAATATAGATTGTGGCGAGAGAGTTTGAACCTGCTTGAATGGAACAGTCCGATCATTGATGGAAGAGTATTTGTTGGAATTGAGGTTCGCCCCGGCCAGACCATGACAGACAAATCTGATTCAGATGGCTTTATTAAAGCTAGCATTGATTGCCTTGTACGGCATGGAGTGCTAGCAGACGATAGTCGAAAATATGTAGTTGGTTCACTATGCTATTTTGGTAGACCAGTTATTGAATGTATCCACGAAGGTTATGCCATAATTTCAGTATATCCAGAGAGCATTTTATGATGACATATTATTACATTTGGAATAAGATGAGAGCGTTGAAAGGTGAGATTTATGTTCTAGAATCTAAAGCTCGTAATGGAAGCATTAGCGTTGAGCAGATAAATAGATTGGTTGAGCTAGAATCAGATCATGAGCATTTGGAAATGCTAGAATCTATCTGGAATAAATATGGGGAGAGCGGATTCGATGGATATAAACCAAAACAAGAATTCGTCGATGAGCGCAATAAAGCTAAAGCGATTAGCTGAACTAAAAGAATTTGTATACTCAGATAGAATTGATCCTGACAAATTTAGGATCACAGTATCGGATGCGCTGCTCTTGCTGGAGAGTCAATGGGAAGAGTATTGTAATGGTGCAGAGGTTGCATTCCAGATCCAACGGGAATCAGATATAGCCAAGCTATTATCTAAAGAGGAAATCAAGCCCGTTTAGGAAATCTCTAGAATTAAAAAGTCACTTTTTTTTAAAGCGGAAATTGAGCATAGTCAGGAAAACTAAGCATTTATTTATACGATTTATTTTGAGACGATTTTTTCAACTCCCGGTTCAATCTGGGCCAGTTCTTAGCTAATTTCTGACGCAATTCCTAAACTAATTTCAATTAATGCGCCAGCCATAGTTTACTTGTGGGCCAACAACTTACGGCAATTGCGTTAGCTAAAATTGACGCAATGCGGGGATAATTTTACGCAATAAAGTTTAGGACTGGTTCGCTTCTCGCCTTGGAGCAGTCATTGGATAAGCTGGGAATAAGTTTGGGGGAAAAATAATTTTTAAAAAATTCCCGGCTTATATTTTTTATTTTTCGAATACCCATTTTTGACCCCAAAAATTCTGGCGGTATTTCGGATCGGTTATATATTTTTATACCCTGTGGGGGTGGTGTGGGGGTGGTGTGGGGTTTGATATAAGCTTTGATATCAAAGCTTTTTCAACTTCCTTTCCCTTCCCTTCCTTTGGTTTTCTTTCCCACCCTTATATACTATCGGTTTAAATGCTTTACTTGCAAGTCTTTATAAGGCAAGATAGCAATATTAGACTTTTTTGTTTTTTTCTCTTTTTTTTACTTTTTTTCTTTTTTATTGTTTTTTTGTGTTGACAAGTAAAAAAGCATACGATAGTATTAAAGAAGACAAGTAAGAAAGCTTGTCAGCACAAAAGGAAAGGAAGTGGATTATGGAATATACCGCAGACATGAAAGTACTTCAAGTTGCAACCGCCTTGAGAATCCAAGCCAATACAGGCTTAAAGCATTCTAAGGGTAGTGTATTAAAGCTTGCCAAAGCCTTGTATCTAGTGAAAGGTAATACAGCCCGCCAAGTACTAGAATCAATGAAAGAATGCTTTTCTAATATTCCAAAGCATTGGTAAAATACTAGGCTTGGGGGCTTGCCTTAAAAAAGCCCTTTTTTGTTTTTTTTCTTTTTTTTTACTTTTTTTGTTTTTTCTCTTGACAAGCTTTTGAGTGTAGCATATAGTAATAACACAAGGCAAAAAGCCTTGGGAACCAAAAGGAAAGGAATTGGATTATGACAAGGCAAGAGGTTATGGCAAGTGAAGGCTTTGTTATTACTTGGGATACCAAAGAATTACAAGAAAGCTTCGAAGTATTAGGCTTTTGCCTAGGCTTTTGTGGGGTTAAGTGTCGAAAGACTGGCAAGCTTGGGAGTCTTTCTTTTGATAGGTATCAAATAGATGATAAGGCCACAAGGCTTTATCATTCTTTGGTGTGGGATTCCAAGTAATTAAAAGGAAAGGAAAGTGGATTATGGAAAGTAAAAAGCTTTTTTGGGGTGCGGATCGTAGGGTATCCAATATGGTAATACCCAAGTCTTGGGATGGTATAATCACGCAAAATGGCGATCGTATTACCTTTTCTTTTATTCAAGAGGATCCCAAGACTTACCTAGTCTTTGGGTACTTATCATCTTTGCTTGAAACGCAAAAAGACTATAGGCTTGTGACAAGAATGCCAAAGTCTTTACTTTTCAAGCTTTTTGGCGATAAGGAAGCCTTTTTGTTCTACTGTGACAAGCTTTGGATTGAAACCCGATAAGAAAGGAAAGTGGATTATGCGCAATGAGAAAAGGATCAAAGAGGTTCTTGATAGTACTTTGCAAAAGCACTATGTCAAGGAAGCTTTCAGACTTTTAGAATTAAAAGATTTTTCTTTTGAAGAATTTGAAACCCTTTTGATAAGTACTTGTAAAGTGGCTAAGGGTATCGTATCTTTCAAAAAAGCTTATAATGGGCCAAGTGAGCTTACAAAAGTCTTTCTTGTGGTCTGGCATGACAAGCTGAGGGAAGACGGACTAAAAAAGCAGCTTGGAAGCTTTTATAATACTTTTGACTTTTCAAGGCAGACAAGCTTTTACTGCTCTGCATTTGACTTTCAATTATATTTAAAGGCTTTAAGCCTTGTAAGTCTTTTACGGTCTTGTTTTGGTATGGAAGTAAAATAAATAAAGGAAAGGAAGTGGATTATGGAAGGTAATAGGTTGGCATTTGCGGTAGAAGTAAGTGAGAACAAAAAGGTGGGCTTGTCGTCTGGCACATATGCTAGCCAAGTGAGTACTTGCCCCGATTCTTGCCCCTTAAAGCCTACCGTTGATAGTAAAGGTAAGGTAATAAAGACCAATGGCTGTTATGCCAATGGCACTATGGTTGCCATGCAAAGCGCAAAGCTTAACCAAGCCCCTAGGCAAAGCCCAAGAGAAGCACAAAGGCAAGAGGTAAAAGCTATTGAAGGCTTGACTGGTAACCTAGACTTGCGAGTTCACATAGTGGGTGACTGTGTTGACGATACCCATGCAAAAGCCTTGTCAAAAGCTATGTTAGCACATAGGCAAAAGAAAGGCAAAGCAGCTTGGACATATACCCATAATTGGCGCAAAATAAAGGCTTCAAGCTGGCAAGGGGAAAGTGTATTGGCAAGCTGTGATAGTCTAAGTCAAGTAAAAGAGGCTAAAAATCTTGGCTATTCTTCAGCTGTAATAGTAGACTCTTTCGATAGTCAAAAAGTATATGTCAAGGATGGTATCAAGCTTTTGCCTTGCCTATACCAAACAAAAGGCATTCAGTGTGTTGATTGTAGGCTTTGCTTGGATAGTCAAAAGCTTTCAAGGCTTGGGCTTACCATAGCTTTTGTTCCGCATGGCGGGGGTAAGGCAAAGGCTAGAATCTCTTTGGGTATGGTATCCTAACAAAAGAAAGGAAAGTGGATTATGTTGCCCTACTCTGTTTTAGTGAAGTACTTGCCACCAACCGATTGCAAGGGTAGTAGGTTGAAAGCCTCTTGTGATGGTAAAAGTATTACAATTGGCTTTGATAATTCTTTGAATATTGATAAGAATTTTGATAATGCTTGTTTGGCTTTAATTAAAAAGCTTGGCTTTTTTAAAGGAAGCTTAAGCCAATATTACCTAACAAGGGGAACAGTAAAAGAAAGGGAAAGAGTATACTCTTTCCACAGTTTCCACACAAGGCTTGAGATTCCAAAGTATTAACCAAAACAAAAAGCCTTGGCGCGGGCTTGGGCTTTTTTCTTTTTTTTCTTTTTTTTACTTTTTTTATAATTAAGCCTTGACAAGCTTTTGCCTATGGTATATTCTTTAATTACAAGCCTAAAAGAAAGGCTTGAAACAAAGGAAAGAGGAAGTGGATTATGAATATTCTTATCGTAGTGCCAGCCTATGGTCGTGACTATAAAAGCCAAAAGGAAGTAAAGGAAGCTTGGGCACAAGGCAAAGACTTTATAATAGCTTCTATGCATTCGGATGATTATGGCCGATATGTAAACAATGAAGATGCACCTAAAAAAAGCTATGTTAACATACGGTTTAAGAAAGGGGCTGGATTAGTTGTAATAAAGACTTAGGCTAATATTATAAGGCTTGGCTTGGTAGCCTTTAAGCTTGGTTCGATCCCAAGCAAGTCTTTTGCCCACTTTGGGCTTTTGTAGGGTAATAGGATAAAAGGAAGGCTTGCCATGAAAGTTAAAAAAGATTCTTTCATTCTTTCCATAGTTGAACGCACGGTAAAAGAATGTGAAAGAGAAGGAACTAATTGGGGTGAAGTAATAGACGATAGGCTTGAAGAAAATGGTATAGAATTGCATGACGATAAACCCGATGGTAGGGATCATAATATAATAGCAAGGCTTGCCGATGGCAGGGAAATATATTGTGAGACGGACGGAAGCGGAAGCTTGGGAATAACCAATAAATACTGGCATTACAATTATGAAATAGAAGGCCTAGAAGGAAGTGAAGATACCGTTACAGCTCGTAACCTATCGGAAGCCGTAAGAATTGCCAAAGATTGGCTTGGTGTAAAGTACTTAGCAAGCTTAAAGCTAACAAAGCCTTCAAGCCTTTGGGTAAGCGGTCCCGATGGTGAACATGGTGAGACGATTACAATCCAAAGCCTTTTAAAATAAATAAATATAAATAATAATATTAAAAAAAGCCTTGCCTAATAAGCTTGGCTTTTTTTATTTATTTATTATTAATTATTAGATTGGAATGGGTAAGTGTAGTGGATAAATTGTAAGCTATATTTAACTAACTATGCTACCATCAAATATCGTGCCAAATAAAAATAATTTTAAAATTTATTTTGATAGTAGGAAATCATGAGGATAGGGGGTGTGAGGGTTTTAACCCCCCCAAAATTTAGACTATAAAAAACTATAGCCTTCTACATTTTTACTAATACCAATTGACCTTGATTTCATATCACAAACTATCTAACCTAATTTTTTGGGGAGAAAATTTTCAAAGGTAACTTCCAGATGAATAAGGACATCCTTGGCCTTGATCCTGACTCTGGAAAGTTAATTAAAAATAAACCGGCTAAGGGACCAGCTGGATTAAAGACAAGTCATGTAATTAAGAATCTAACTAATGCCGAAATAATTGAAGCGATAACAAAGTGTCGAGGACTCCTATATCTTGCCTCAAATGTATTGAGCGTTAATTACCAGACACTTGCTGAGCGGGTTAATAACGATCCCGAATTACAAGACGCAGTCAAGGATCAACGGGGTAAAACCCTTGACATGGCTGAAGCCAAATTGATGCAGGCAGTCGATAAGGGAGAGCAATGGGCAATCACCATGCTCCTCCGTACTCTGGGGCGTGAGAGGGGCTTTGTGGAGCGTCAAGAGGTATCCAATGTAACCACAGTCCGGCTGCAAATAGTCGAGGAAATTGTCGATTCTAATCAGAAGCAAATTGCCGTAACAGTTAATCCGACAATCGACTATCGGCCAAACTTGCCAGAAGGATTCAGCGATGCCAAGACCGAAGGGGCCGAGCTTGAAGGCGAGTATGACGGCTAAAAAGCCGGTTGAAACAATCAGTAAGACCTTCAAGCTACATCAAATTCAATATGATTTTCACCATTCCCAAGCCCTGTATCGAGGATTTGTGGGTGGCATCGGTTGCACCGCTCCAGAAACTCTTCTGGGCGGTATACCAATTGGCGATCTTACTTCTTCTGGGGGAGAATGCCGGACTCTATTAGGTGACGCTCTAAGATCACCATCTTTCTGTAAGGGGAAAGCTGATCTTTATCGAGTGACAATGGAATCAGGTCGAGAGGTAACGGTAACCTTAGCCCACCGTTTTCTAACGCCAGAAGGCTGGATTCCTCTGAGCAAATTGCGTATCGGCTCTTTATTAGCTGCTGATGGTAGCGAAGATGCGATTCGTGACTTGGGAAAACCCATAGATTTGAAGGGTGATTATTGGCGGGGACTTCATCGTGATGATGTACAGTCTCACCCGATTCAAGCATTCTATTTAGACAAAATTCAGCAATCCTTCGAGCGAATTTCCGGCAATCGCTCCATTCAATCTGGGATTTTCCACCCTTCCATTGGCGATTCTTTGGCCCAGAAGCATTGCCAGCCTTCCTCATCTGGAGAGTCTTATCATGCTTCAACATTCTCCTGCGTATCACTTCAGCATCAACACTATAAAGCCTGCCCAAATCAATCGTTGACATTCCTTCCTTATATTGACAAACAACCTGATCCATTGGCAATTGATGAATTGGATTCCTTGCGCCCCTTCCGGCAAACACGCCATTCCTCCGAAGAACTCTTGAAACTTGACTTTGACCAATGCCAAGTTGAGCAGCAACAATCTTCTGATTTTTATGGGCATTCCATAAATCAACCACAATATTATCCATATAGCCTCCGAGAGTGCTTAGGTTCAATTACTTATACTAATTCATTCTGGGACAAAGTTCAAGATATATCATTTATAAAACATGGTGATTTTTATGATTTAACGGTTCCCGGTCTTGAGCATTATTCTGCTGCTGGGCTTTATCACCACAATAGTGGAAAGTCATGGGTTGGAGCTTACGATTTGCTACGCCGGGCGATGAGTGATGATGGCAAGGGCCGCCTCTACATGGTCATTTCCCCGACCTACAATATGCTCCAAGACGCAACCATGCGAACAATCAACCAGTTGGGAGAAGAATTAGAAATAATCCGAGAGAAGTGGAAACAGCCTCCCCGCCTTGTTCTTACAAATGGATCAGAAATTATCTTCCGTTCCGGTGACGATCCAGACAAGCTACGGGGGCCAAACATTAGCGGAATCTGGATGGATGAAGCCTCGATCATGGAGGAAGAGGTATTCAATATTTGCATTGGTCGTTTGCGGGAAGGCGGAAAAGCTGGATGGCTAACATCAACCTTCACGCCCAAGGGAATGAGCCATTGGACTTACAATGTATTCGGCAAAGGGGATCGTGAGAACACGGAGCTATTTAAATCCAAGACCTCCCAGAACCCGTTTCTTGCTGGAGAGTTCATTAAGGCAGTTTCCAAGCAATATTCAGACAAGCAGGCGAATCAGGAATTAGATGGCGAATTCGTCGATCAGGAGGGCGCAGAGTGGCCATCCGCCCATTTCGGTGAACATATCTGGTTTGAAGAGTGGCCTGTAAATTCCAACATTAAAATCAAAACTATGTCAGTTGACCCGTCCAAAGGTAAAGATGCACGGCATGGGGATTATACGGCAATTATTAAATTAGCCCGTGATAATAACGGAATCATCTATTGCGATGCCGAATTGAAGCGCATGGATGCCGAAACAATGGTAGCCAAGGTGGTGGCAGAGGCTGAGGCATTTGAGCCGGATGGCCTTGGAATTGAAACAAACCAATTCCAGCATCTACTAGCTACGCAAATACTTGAAGAATCAAAAAGGCAAGGAAATGCTATTCCAATCATGCAAATCTATAATAATATAAATAAAGATGTGCGTATTAGGAGGCTGGGGCCATACCTCGCCAATAAACTAATTCGATTCAAGCGTAGTGAAGGCACTCGACTCCTTGTTGCACAGCTGCGTGAGTTCCCGCTTGGGAAACATGATGATGGGCCGGATGCCTTGGAAATGGCATTGCGGACTATGATTTCCATCTGGAATGGCAAGCGGGCTCCACTGGCAAGAAGGATAATCGCATGAATACTTGGCAGAAAATCATCAATTTCCTTCTTCCGCCAAAACCTACCGGAGAGCATGGCAAGCGTGTCAAGAGGAACTTGCGTGAAAATGTACTCACGAATGATTTTTGGCTTGGCAATTATGTCGATCTTCTCGACCGTTTCCGTGATGGAGGCGTGTTCGCTTATCCAATCTCGAATCCACAGGATCGGCGTTACGGATCGAATTTCCCATTCTGGTACTCAGAGCAACAGTTATCTATTATTCGGGCTCAAGCCCGGCTTGTTACCACTACGAATCCAAATGCAATTGGACTCCTTAACGGATTATGCAGTTATGTCATTGGCAGTGGATTCAATTACCGTGTTGCCCCAAAGGGAACAATCGAGATCGACGAATCCACAGTGCGACGATGCCAAGATGTACTCGACAGATTCCTGAATGAGAACGAATGGGATTTGATGGAGGACGAGATTTTCAAGCGTTCCCGAACTGATGGCGAATGCTTCCTCCGTCTGTTCCCTCAACCTTCTGGACGGTTATTGATTCGCACAATTGAGCCAGAGCAAGTCTATCAACCACCCGGTGAAGACTTCGCCCATTGGTCATATGGAATTGAAACTGACCCAGACGATGTATTTAACATAATGAATTATTACATCGACTATAACGCTCCAAAGGGCGAAGAGGAGCGGGATGCCACTGCTGGAAATGTAAATGGCGAAACAGTACCAGCCGATAGGATTATCCACATCAAGTGCAATGTTCCAAAGGCAATTAAGCGAGGATTGTCAGATTTTAGCTACGATACGCTAGATACATTTTCAACTTCGGCCAAGCTACGCAAGAATTTGGGAGAAGGCGCATCAGTTCAATCGGCAATTGCTGCTGTACGCCAGCATGATGCAGCGTCTGCGTCTCAAGTTGAGGCATTTGTCGATGACATGATCGATTATTCGGTGGCCAATGCACCAAGTGGGCGACAGACAGATTATCAGCGTATTGAGCCGGGTACATTCTTAGACATTCCAAAGGGAATGAATTATGTTAAACCACCCGGAGCAGATAGCGCAAAAGATCATCTGGAGATCTTCCAATCGCTACTTCGCTCAGCTGGCAATCGACACAATGCGCCAGAGTGGCTATCTTCGGCCAATGTGGCTGGGGCAAACTATGCTTCCAGCTTGACGGCTGAATCTCCATTCCTTCGCAACTGCGTTAGGATGCAGACATTCTACCGACGATACTTCTTGCGGATTGCCCGTGAAGCAATTCGTACTGCTGCCGAGATGGGTACTCTGCCAATCAACATCTTGGATGTTATTGATGTTATGGTCACTCCTCCAGCAGTAGAGGCCCGTGACAAGATTGCTGATTCTCAAGCTAACCAGACATACATGACAATGGGTATTAAATCTGCCCAGACAATCACTCAAGAGCTTGGCCTTAATTTTGACGCAGAACAGCGCAACATTGAGCAGCAAGCTGAGAAGATGGCATCTGAAATTGCACCCGGTCAAGAGGATTCTTCCCAAGTGTCTGATTCTGCTCTGAACGGGTTGCAAATTGAGAATCTGGTAGGAATCGTCATGAGGGTAGCAACTGGGCAGATTCCAGTTGAAGTTGGCAGATCAATTGCGTCTGCTGCATTCCCATTAATGCCTCAAGACCAGATCAATGCCATTTTCCCTGAATCGCTACACGGGACGCAAGAGTTGCCTCCTCACTCCGCTGGACGGTCAGATCCAACGGGGCAAGATCCAATGGCTGAACAGCCTGAAGATCCATTACAGGTAGCTCCAGTGCAGGAGTCTAATGACGAAGGTAAATACGGCCACATAACTTTCACGCCTCCTGATTCAGTGCGTAAAGCTGCCAAGCGTGGATTAGAACTAAGGAAGAAGTATGGGCGAGGCGGAACTGCAATTGGCGTAGCCCGTGCAAGGGATCTAATGAATGGTGCAGAACTATCTCCATCAACCATTAATCGCATGGTTAGTTACTTTGCCCGTCACGAAGTGGACAAGAAGGGCGAAGGATGGGGCAAAGATTCAGCTGGGTACATTGCATGGCTATTGTGGGGTGGAGACTCAGGAAAGTCTTGGGCAAGCAAAGTTTCCAAGCAGATGGATGCAGCGGATAAAAAGAAATGATCCAAGTCAATGCTGAGCATGATCCGCTTGATCTATGCAACCTGACTGTAGCTTTTATGCTACAGTTGGGTACAGTGAACGAGATTGTCAAGCATCAACCGGATAACGCACAAGCCATTGAGAAGAAGCAGTATTTAGAGAGCGGATTAAAAACTCACATAGCTGAATGCGATAGATGCCGGAATTCCCTAAAGGATGAGTGATATGGATTTCAAAGATAGGATCAAAGAGTTTAGGCGGATAAAGGCCAGTGATCTTTTAGCTAATCCGCTAAACCATAGAGTTCATCCAGAAAAGCAGCGCAAAGCATTACGCAAGACTCTAAAAGAGATTGGCTTTGCTGGAGCGTTATTGTGCCGTGAGCATGATGGCAAGTTGATCTTGCTTGATGGTCATATGCGGGCAGCTGAGTGTGGCGATGCCGAAATTCCAGTCCTAATTCTTGATGTGAATGAGGATGAAGGAAACAAGATACTTGCCTCGTATGATGCCATCGGATCAATGGCAAAAATTGACGAGAAGATTTTAAATGATCTGATGGATTCATTCACTAGCGATATTGGTGATGTATTCGGTGAAGTGAATTCATCAGGAAATATTTTTGAGGAAGACGAAGAGAAACAGAGGAAAAAAGAGGAGGAGGAAAACGAATTAAGGGAGAAGGAGCAAAAGGAAGATAAGGCAAGACGAGAGCGGATAAAGAGTGGCGAAGAATTATTAGGTGTTAAGCCGGGAGAACTGTGGAAAATTAGGGATGGTTCTTACATCTACTGCGGTAGTTATAAGGACAAGATTTTCACAGATATGTTTATTGAGATGGCAAATTTTGGGGCAAAGACACGAACATACTACAAGGTTATGTTAAACGCTCCAAGAGCGACAACTGCGGAATATGGCGCATTTGATTTCCTGTCCAATCTAATTAAATTAGACGAAGGTTGGACTTTTACAAATAATGATCCAGCCCTTCTCGCCTCCCTGCTGGACAGTAACAGTGTGCAGGGACTATATACATTTTCCAATGGTGATTTCTCTCAAATAACGACATTCCACAGCAAGAATAAATCTGAGCCTATTTCTCATATGAAGAACCATTTTAATGAGGAAACTGACAGGGATAGGGGGAGGCATCTAACAGCGAATGTCGAAGCATTCCCTCCTCCGGTCAATGGCGCAAGAGTCCATAGATTTGCATTAGAAAAACTTATTGCCAAAACCAAGAGACACGCATCAGCACAAGAAAAAACTGTTCCGTTTCTAATTATTCCATGTTCAAACACTGGACTAATTACAAGAATTGCCTTATCAAGCCACCATTGCAAAATATTGGCAGCTGAACCAGACCCAAATTTGGTAGAGTACACTCTTCAAAACTTTTTCGCTTTTCCGGCAAGACATAACGAAAACCGGGAAACTATGCCTCCACCAAAGAGGATAATTAGATGGAAGCAGCAACTAGGCGATTTAACGAACTCTTAGCTGCAAAGGTTGGTATTGAGCAGATAGAAGCACTGCATGATGCAGATATTGTTTCAAGGAAATTGCTTGGACTAATATCTCAACGGCAAAAATTGGCAACAAATGCCAAGGATCTCAACGACTACACTTCAATCCATTTTAATTTGGAATGTATTTATCTGGAAATTAACAGTCTTGTAAACAGATTGTGCCCAAAAATACTTGAGGATCATTCAAGACGGCTCAATGTAATTATGGCCGACCTACTTGTAGGAAACGATTTACAAGAGTCAAAGCGCACAATTGCCCGTGATATTTTTCCCGGTATTCCAAAGAATTTAATCCTTGAAATAATTCGCAACAGAAATATTCCTCAGCGAATTATGCAAAAAATGTCTCGTACCCGGATGAATCCAACTGCTGTAGCACAGCTAATTGCAATCCAGAAAGACCCGTTAATCCGGTCTGCAATGGTCACCCAGTATTTTCAAACTATGCGGAATAATGCCTACATGATTGCCCGTACGGCAATTAGTTCAATGATGGGCCAAGTTGCCAGAAATACATATTCGTCACTGCCCAAGGAATTGGTGGGGTTCCAAATCCATGCCATTCTGGACAGTAGAACAAGACCAGCACACCGTGAACGGGATAAGACGGTTTATTACAAGAATCCTCGCTATGACAACCTTGGCTTTGACCAGATGCCAAATCCGCCACTGGAGGCAGATGGATCGACTGCATTCAATTGCAGGTGCTGGCTAACCCCAATTCTGAACACTGAGCCAACTAAATTTTATGATTTTAAAGGCCGAATCATTCCAGATGCCAAGACTTTCAGCCAGTGGTTTGGATCAAGTACGAAAGATAAGCAGGTTTTAGCGATTGGGGTTAAACGGCACCAGATGGCTTCAAAGCGTTTAAAGAAAGGCGAAACACTCCAGTGGTGGCATCTGCTAGACCCAGATTCTGGGATGTTACTTGATTTAGATGAAATAAAATCAGAATCTCCCCAAAAAAGGGCAGGAAGAATTAAAAAAGCAAAAAATATCATATTCAAGGCTTGACATAATTTTATATTGCTATCAATATATTTAATATGCCAACTAATCTTTCGCTTCTAGAAGACCTCAACTCTATTATTCCACTTAGCCAATGGTCGAGTGGCAAAGAGGCTTTGACGGTTGATCGTGAAGCCGGGATCATCAAAGGCATCAAGATTCTTGGGTTCACATCTCAGAATGGTAGGCGATATACGCCTGAAGCCTGTAAAGCTGCGATTTCCCTGTACGAAGGGAAAAAGGTCAATATTGACCATCCAGAAAAAGGCCCAACTCAGCAGCGTTCAACCTATGATCGCTTTGGAAAGTTCATCAATGTTCGCTTCGTTGAAGGCGATGGACTTTTTGGTGATCTCCTCTACCTCAAAAGCCATGAAATGGCTGAGAGTGTATGTGAAGCGGCTGAGCGCAAAGAACTAAATGATGTATTTGGAATGAGCCATAATGCTCAAGGCGAAGGATCTGTAGATAAACAAGGTATATTCGTTGTCTCACGGATAACGGAAGTGCGCCATGTCGATCTCGTCGCAGACCCGGCAACGACACAATCGCTCACGGAATCAGCGACAGCAAAGCAGAAAACAGAAGAAGCAGCGTACTCTGGAGTTTATCGAACGAGTAAAAAACGCTCTCCTAAAGCGAGGAGGGGATTCGTGAAATCCAAAAGTAAAAGCGCAAACAAGCCTACTGGGACTATTAAAGAGAGCGAAGACGAGACTACTCCAGTAGTGAACGAAAAAGAAGAAGACAGAAAAGACTTGCACCATCGGGTCATGCAGATCATTACCCGTGACGATATGGCTGATGATCGTAAAGCTGATGCTGTTCTTGATTTCCTTATGGATGAAATGGGAGACGAAGAAATGGATGCAACTGAGGCAATGGATCGTATCGATGATACAAATAAGGATCAGAAAAGCGATACGCCAGCTGATTCTGGATCGGATGATACAGAAGAGGCGAAGGGCACTAAGAAGTGCGCTAAGTGTGGTTGCGATTGCCAAGGCAGCGAGATGGATGCTGAAGAGGCAAAATGCAACGAAGAGGAAGGATCTTGTGGTGATGGGAAGGAGCGCATGAAACCTGTAAAAGAATCTAAAGATCCTAAAGAAGAGCTTGAATACTTGCGGGCCAAGGACAACATTCGAAACTTGTGTGAGCAAGCTGGAATCAAGTTCGAGGATTCCCTCGTAGAAGACCTTTCCAGCCTTTCCGCCTCCTCTTTGGAGCGTCAGATCAAGCGAATTGCTGCTTCTGAGAAAGCTGCAAAGCCAAAATGCCCACCAATCAATGCCCCGCTTCAAGAAAGTAAGGGTAGTGGTATTCCTGAAGGTGATTCTTTGTTCCGTTGGTTGCAAAACTAAAAAGGGGGTACGACGATGAGTACGACTTTTGGTGGTGGTAGACTCTACAAGCCTGCTTCTGATACGGTTATGAATCTGCCCAGCGCAGCTTCGACCGCTATCACTCCCGGCGACCTGTTGTATTGGGATACTTCGGCAAAGGTTCTAAAGCCTTTCGATGTTTACCCCGCAACTGGAACGGTTAATACCGACCAAGCTGCAATTCGTGCAGTTTTCGCTGGTGTTGCCCTTCAAGGTAAATTGGCAGCTGATGCCAGCACTGGCTATCCAGCTTTCAACGGTGAAGTAATCACTTTCACCCCTGATGCTCTTTACGAAGCAACTTGTGCAGCTACCACTTTCGAGCCGGGTGACTTGGTTGCAGCTTCGGTTGCAGCAACTGCTGGTGCTGGCAATGTCGCAGCACAGACCCTTGTAAAGACCACCGATGCGGGCGAAGCATTGGGTTATGTTGTTGAGCGTTATGCAAGTAACACAACTACGGTTCGTGTTCGCTTGATTGGGCGATGGTCGCCTTACAACTTCGCTGATTACAACACCATCACCTCGGCCTGATCCCTAACACAATAAGAAAGGTACTGATCCATGAACACGATGAAGTTGAGAAATCTGTACGAGTCCCGAACCAAAGAAACCAATGGTCGCTGGCGTTTCCTAACCGAAATGCGCCAAGGCCTTGGTCTTTGCGACAAGGATGGCAACGACAACAAGGACTTTGCTGGCAACCGCATCTTGAAGGACAGGAATGTCCGTCCAGAGCAGTTCAGCCTGCAAGAGCTTGCTGAATCCATTGTTGGGCCTAGCTGGAGGCAGATTTTCAATCCTGAATCCGGCACAATGAATCAGTACACCGTAGCTCGTTCGCTGGTGGAGAGTGGTTTCCCCAATGAGCAACGGGCACTGGTTGAGGCCACTGGTTTTGGCCTTGATCCATCCGCCTTCCTGAACATCAATACTTTCACCTCCATCGTTGGTGGACTGGTTGAAGTAAAGATTTTGGAAGCATTCCAAAATCCTGCTCTGATTGCTGATCGCCTGATGCCTGTTGAGTCCACAAAGCTCAATGGCCAGAAGATTATCGGTCTTCAGAACATTGGTGATCGTGCCCGTAAGCGTGGCCCCGGTGAAACTCATCCTCGTGCCCAATTCGGGGAGCGTTGGATCGAGACTCCAGAAACCCGTGAAAACGCCTTGGCACTTGATGTTCTCAAGGAAACGGTTTTCTTTGATCTGACTGGTGCAATTCTCCAGCAGGCATCTAGCATTGGTACTGAGTTGGCATACCGTAAGGAACTTGAAGTGATTGATACCTTCCTTGGTATCAACAACTCCTTCAAGTACAACGGTACGGCCTACAATACCTATCAGACGAGCCGAACCCTTGGCTATCTGAATGCCCATACGAACCAGCTAGTGGATTGGACTTCACTCCAGTCTGCATATCTGCTGTTCACTCGCCAAGAAGATCCCCATACCGGAAAGCGTTTGCTCATCACGCCGGATACCATTTTGGTAAATCCAGCAAGGATGGCAACCGTCAATCTGATCATTGGGGCATCCTCCACTGATCGCCGTACCACTCCGGGTTCTACTCAGGCTACTGCTGCTGAATTGAACATTAGCAGCACTCCGGGTAATCCTTACAGTGGCCAGTTCAATGTTGTGACCAGTCCTCTTGTCGAGCAGCGTTGCTTGGCAGCGGATGGTCTGAACTTGAATCAGGCTAACACTGACGGCTTGTGGTTCATGATGCAAGCTGGTAAGGCGTTCCGCTATATGCAGAACTATCCTTTGACCGTTACCCAAGCAAGCCCCAGCCAGTACGAAATGCTGGATCGAGGCATCGTAGCATCCTACTTCGCTGAAGAGCGAGGTATCCCAAGCGTCTGGAGTCCTTGGCACATTGCCAAGAACAACAACGCTTAACAATTGAGGCATACAGATGAAACCCACCACATCTGATAAGCCTGTTGTTGCTGCGCCAATGATGAAGGCATGGGAAGTCGCTTATGGTGATTTACCCCGTGCCTTCATCAAGGCTTATGGCAGAGAACAGGCCAAGAACGAATACCGAATTCGTTACCAGTTGCATGATAGTAGGCAACCAATCGCATCGGAGATAAAAGATGTCAGCGGAAACTGATCTAGATCAGGCAATCGCAAACATCTCTTCGGCGATCAAGGAAATAACTGCTAGTCCCAAACCCAACTATACGGTCGATGGTCAGACCGTATCTTGGGGGGATTATCTCGATACATTGACAACCAAGCTGGCATCATTGGTTAAGACTAAGCAGATTATCGGTGGCCCATATCAGCGCATGACAAGGATGAAATCCCGATGAAATACGCCAAAATTGACGCAGCTACAGCTGGATCAAACACTATTGTTGCTGCTGTTACAGGTAAAAGAATTTTGGTGTTACTGTATGCCATCACGAGTTCAGCGAACCAAAACGCATATTTTGCTTCAGGTTCTACAGCAATTACTGGAACAATGTATTTTGGGAATCACAGCAATACGATGGCAGCATATGGAGCAATGACTCCAGCTGGTACTGTTGGAGTGTTTAGAACCGAGATTGGCGAGGCCTTGAATTTGGTTCTAAGCGCATCAACAAGCCTTGGTGGTCATTTAACCTACATGGTAACGGACTAATAAAATGGCAAATCTCAGAACAGTATTGACAATTCAATACACTGATGAGTTGCCACCAGAAGAATCAATTCTTCCAGCTATTCCAGTTAAAGAAGAGAGAACTAAGCCCACTGGCATACTTTCAAAGGTAGGCGATTTCTTTACAAATTTATTTGGTAGATTTTCTGGGAAAAAGGCTAAAGACAAAGAAGTGGTTCAAGCTGAGCCAACGATGGTTGAATTTGAACCTCCAGAGGTTGATAGAAAAGCTAGAAAGAAATATTTGCTTCAGTTTGCATCACAAATTGTTGAGAAACATAAGCAAAATATTAATGTTAAGTATCCTCCAGCATCATTGCCGGGTGAATATCCAGCGAGACGATCTGGGAAACTGCAAAGAAGCGTTTACTACAAACCTCGTACTCCAGAATCGCTTGAGGATAACAGCAGGATAAAAATTGGATATAAGAGTCAGGGAAAACCTGATCCTGCATTTTATTCTAAAATATTGGCTGGAAGAGGAAGACTTGGATTGGCCGATACGGCAGATAATATGCCAAAACCAAGTAAATTTGGTCAAATAGAAATACGCTATCCGGGGGATAGATCGTAATGCTAGATATATCGTCAGACTATGAAGTATTTGACAACAAAGAGAATATTTCATTTCAAAATATTGGCGAAAACTCTATAGTAATTTCAAATGTTATTCGCCGTCCAGCAAATCTTGCATTTGAAAGTGCTGCTGGAACAATTATGTACACTGTAGCAGTTGAATTTATTATTTGGAAATTAGAAGCACCTGTAACATTTATACCAAAATTAAATGCAAAAATTACAGACAATTTAGGAAAAATATATAATGTAGACAGCATTGAAGATGGCGTGTTACGATCTAGATGGAATGTAAAAGCTACTGCTCAAGCATCACTTGGGGTTAATTGATGGCTAGTTCAGTATTTTGGGAAGCACTGGTTTACACCAAGCAGCGTCTTGAGGCAATTCCAGCAATCCCAACTGTTAAAATTCGCAAGAAACCTGTACTGCTCCAAGAAGACACGATCCCGCTTATCCTTGTCACTCCGGGCAAGGAAAAGGTTGGGATGGAAGCATTTGAGCGGGTAGTCGAATATATTTACGAAATTCAAATAACCATGATACGGCCCGGCAATCGTATATACGAAGCAGATGTTGAATCGTTCTTAAAATTAAGACAATCTATTAGAAATAGTCTTTACCAGCCAAATCTTCCCGGTGCAGACACAGTAATTGATGCAATTATTGAAACAACCGCACCTTTTGATGTTGTATCTGGCGATGCAGGCAATTATGATATATCTGGTTTAATTATTAGATATAAAAGTATTGAGGAGCGAGTTAGCTAATGGCACTGAACTCTGCTTCAACATCATTGAGCTTATCGTGGGATCAGCAAAAAACCCTTACTGGATTTGATTCAGTAAGTCAGGGGCCAGATGCCCTATCGCTATCCGTATCTCCAAATTTGACTGGAACTAATCCAGTAAATGTTGTATTCGCAGAGCAGCGAACCTTGGCAGCTGCTGGATCATACACCTACGACATGAGTACAGGGCTAACTGATTTCCTTGGAAATTCAATCGCATTGGCCCGAATTTTCGCCATTGCCGTTTCCTCATCCTCTGGAACAGTTGTATATGCTCCCGGTGCATCAAACGGTCTAGAGTGGTTCCTTGGCGGAACAAGCCCAACTATTAGCATTCCAGCTGGGGCAGGTTTTATATTTACGACTCCCACTTTCCAAGCAGTTAGTGGAACCGACAAAACACTGACTCTTTCTAGTTCCGCTGGTGCTACCTACAAAATTGCATTTCTAGGAGGTCAGTAATATGGCTTATTACGCTGGCAAGACCGGGTTCCTCTCCATTACTCCTGTTGGCGGAACTGCCACCCGTCTCCCTCTGGAAGAGTGGAGCTTGGAGCTTGAGACTGAGGAAGTAGAGTTCACCAATTTTGAATCATATGGAATGAAGTCATTGCTCGGTGGTATTCGTGGTGGAACCGTTTCTGGTTCAGGTCAATTTGAGAGCGTTGCCGTTGGCACTGTCCTAGCCGACTTCCAAACCAATAGCGGTAAAGTTGTCGATGTTGAGCTTGGACTGCTCCAGACCGGAACTATTGGATTTACGGTTAAAGCCGTCCTTACCGGAATGACACTCGGCCACAATGTCAAAGAAAAGGCTACATTTGAATTTAGTGGCACATTGACCAATATGGACAACACTGGGGCAATTGTTGCTCTTCAGAATCAGTCTATTGCTGCTTCCTAATGAGGTGATGCCATGCCCTTCTATCTTGGTAAGGGTTCTGGTATTGTCTTCACTTCCGAGACTCGACCGGGAACCGTCCTTACTCTCTTTGCCGATGAATGGGGCATTGAGATTAAGGACGAGTCCATTAATATCACAAGCATAAAACCACTTCGTGACAATAATGTCATAGATGATCTTTCAGCTGTTCCAGACTGGAAGAACTATGGCATTCCAATGCAAATGCTTAATGGCGGACTTCGTGAAACAGTAATTACTATTCACGGATTTGTATTTTATGACAACAGTGTAAGCGTTAATGATGGGGCAAGAATACCGATTATTAACGAGCGTGGAAAACTTGAAATAAAATATAGTAATAACGCCGGGATTAAAAAAAACCTATTTAAAGCAGACAGTGTTGTTGTAATTAGTTCAAAATTTGATATGTCAGTTACTGGTTCTTTAGAATATGATATAGAATTCAATGCTCTGACTACTGACATTGATTATGTAACCCACCCAGCGAAGGTTTAATCATGGGAATTAATACGCTTTCTGATTCACTTGGACAGTCTGGCGGATCAATTGAATGGACTTGCTCCAAGGGAAACAAATACAAAATCTCGCTAATGACGCTTGAAAAGCAGTCAGAATTTGAGCGGGCATTAGAGAAGCGGGCAATTGAGAAAGTAAGAACTCTGAAAGATGTTCTTGACAAAGATGAATACTCAGCAGAAATATCCAAGGCAATCGAATCAATTAAAGATGGTCATTACATTTTTGGTGGCCCAGCTGCATCAGAAGCATTAAAAACTCTTTGGGGAATTTCCCATTTAATGTCAATCCTAATCGGTGTGCCACCTAATGATGCCAGCATTATTATTGCTGAGAACAATGATATTGGCGAAATCATGGAAATGGTGATTGAAAGATCTTTCCCGGTGGCATCGGGAAAGGGGAAGAAGGGGGAGGGCCAATAAGGCCAAATTGGCCACAGCTTGTCGCTGGATTAGTGGATGAGCCATATTGCCTGACAATGGATCAGGTGGCAAAGCTAACCATGAGGCAAGTATCACTAATTTACTACCGGGAGCGTGACAGAAAAACCGGAGTTCCAAAGAAGATAAACCCAAGCTGGGATAATAGTGTAGACGCTGTTTACCAGCAGTTTATTTCGATGGGCCTCTTTTTCGGAAAGTCCATAGAAGAACTACAGGCGGAGTGGGACAAAGCAAATGGCAACTCCAGCTGACAATCTAGACACAATGGTTGCATCTCTTGGATCAATCCAAGGAGTAATGTCCACTGTTAATTCCTCAGTCCAGTATTCAATTGCTGCGATAACTAATATAAGCGCAGGAATTGCAACTTTAGACATGACAACTAAGGTTGCAGCAAATGGGCTTTACCAGCAACTTGCACGATTAAATAATAATGTTGTGGGTGCAATACAGGCCAGTGGTGGCAGTGGTGTTGCAAATTTAACAACAGTTGAAACATTATTAAACAGCATTGAATCAAATACTGGGCTATTAAATGGTGTTATTTCTGGTCTTGCAACTATTGATATGACAGTAAAGATTGCTGCAAACGGTCTTTATCAACAAATTGCAAGGCTAAATAATAACCTTGTTGGAGTAATTAGGGCTACAGGTGGAAACAACATAATTGCCAATATGTCAACATCAGAGGCTTTGCTTACATCTATAGATAGAAATATATTAGCACTTCTTAGATCTACAAATTTGAATGCAAATAAAAAACCTTACAATAGCAATCAGAAAAAAAATAAGAAGAAAAATGGCGAAGAGGATTTTGTAAAAGGCGAGGCAAGTTTTAATAAAGCATTGGCTGGAGTTACTGGTGGAATTGGAACGGCATTTGTTTCAATTACAACTGAACTTGCAAAATTTGGATTTCAAATAAAAGCAGCTGCATCAAAAGGTGGATTTGCTGGATTTGCAGGAGTAATGGGACTTATTGCCACAGCAGCAGCTGGAATACCTGCTGCATTCATGAGCATAGTTTCACTTGGAAAGTCATTTGTTAGCGCACTTGATCCAGCATTAATGCAACAACTTGAACTGGCATTTGCCAATTTAAGCGCAGTAATAGGAGTTGCGTTTACACCAATAATTTCAGCAGCAGTTGTTATTTTCCAAATGATGGCAGACCAACTAAAGCCAGTAATGGAATTCCTTGTTCCAGCAATAAAGAATTTCGCTTTAACCTTAATAGATATAGCTGTCCCGTATGTGGAAATGCTGGCTTATTCTTTAGCGGAAATGGGGCCAGTAATTGAGAATTTGACTGGATTAATGCAACCGCTTGCATCAATGATAATGCCGTTAGTTATCGCTGGTTTTAGAGGAATTGCAACAATATTGAATGTAATTATTGGTGTTTTCAATTTTGCTATTGCTGGGGTTTATGCGTTAATCGGAGCATTTAATAAAGCAGCTAGTTGGCTAGTTAGTTGGGTTAGTAAGGATAGTGCAAAAGCATTGGATAAAAGCGCACAAGACGCATTTGATAATGTGAAAAAATATGGCGATCAGGGAATGAAATCTTTCTCTGATGCTTTTGGAGATGTTAGCCAAAAGGTTGCTCCAGCTGTAAAAGGTGGCGGGGCTGGAATGGCAGCAAGGCAAGCTAGTTATGCAGGCATATCTGACCTTGGAAAGAGCATGATGCAAGCTGCATTTGGTTCAAGCAAAGAGGCAGTTGCCAACCAGCAACTTGAACAGCAAAGAAGAGCAGCTGATGGAATTGATCGTCTCGTTGGACTTGGATTGAGACAAGACAACGGCAATAGAAGGCAAGCAGGAGTTCGTGGATAATGGCAATCGAACCATCATCAAGAGAACTATACGAACTTCTCGATAGGAACTCTCCATCAAAAGCCACATTCCAGACGGATGGTGGTTCTGCCAATATGGATTTCATTATCGAGCGTCAAAAGCTCGGTGCAATGGTAAGCGAAATACTTGGAAGTGTATATAAAGCTGGTGATGGAACTGGAATGCTTGTTCGTAGGCTCCCGGCAGCGCATCCATATTACGATTGGCTTTATGCCTCAAAGATAACAAATATTGAAGGTATCCGTCCATATGGCAGAGAGCTTGGCGAGAATTATCAACGAGATAAAAGCCTAAATTATATTTACGATTTCGTTACTTACGAACAGTACAAAGTATCAGTTCAATTTGAACCTCGCCCTTACCTTATGATAAACGATGCGGATTTGAAAGGTAAGCAAGAGCAGAAGAAATGGTACTACAATCTTGCAGAAGACTTTGTTAATTTTACTGATCCAAAAGAATACTTGCGGTTCGTAGATGTTGAATGTGAACCTGCTGCTGAATTCCTTTCAAGTCCGCAAGGCCAATTCCGATTCAAGACATCTGACAATACTGCACCCGGTGGCCCTCCTCCTAACGGTGGTAGCTCAGTTACGAATCAAAATGGTGGTGGAATCAATCTGCTAGTGGTTAAGCGGAAGATAAAATTTACATGGTTCTTTGTTCCATACGAAGTCATATTTTCAGAAAATGTTGTCTCTGGTTTTGGGAAAGTCAACCAATATGATTTCTATGGATTTCCAGCTGGTTCGCTTCTGCTGGAGGGTACAGAGGTGAAGCGTTACCCACCTCCTGAACAGCTAATTAAACCTGACCCAGTAAATGCTGGCCCAGTGGCTCAGAAACTGTGTGATATTACATTTGTATTCAATTGTCTGATGCAACCGCAAAAGGATTTAAGTACCAAGATTCCAGCAAGCACTGGATTCAAGAAAACATATGGCCACAACCTCCTGCCCCGTGCAGGAGAATTGAAATATTACTATGTAGAAGGCGATTTCAATAGCAGACCAGTCTACGAGTCTTATCCGATGGAGAGGCTTTTTCAGGTGATATAATATGGCAATGCAAGAAGTAAGAAATATTGGCGGAAAGAATCAGGTAGTAACACCTGATTGGTTCGTCGCACGAATTACGGAGGTTGGTGCAAGCCAGATTGGAAGCGGAACCTGTATTGGCTATCCTCATGGATGGTTGGAACAGACTGTTTGCAAAAATGCAATTGGATATGAAGACGCACCAGTTGAGTCAGCAGATTCCGGTACATTGGCCGATAGCGACAATCTTGCCTACATGATTGGTGGTGGTCAGGCAACAGTCGATGATCTTGTTCTAATGCGAATTAAAGGCATTGATACTGACGGGAAGACTATATACGAATTTCAGCCAAGAGGTGGTGGTGGTGGTGGATCTGGATTTGTGACATCAGTCCAGTGTACTGGTGGATATTTGATTGTGAGCTATTGATAATGGCAACTTTTGACTGCAAAACACTGGCACCCGGCCTAACTTATAATCCTGCATATTTTCCATGCTGGGGGCTAAGAGCATTACCTGCAACCATGTCATTTTCTGCTGGCCCATCAACGCCAATTCCTCCAAATACAAGCTGCAATACTGGCTGGCCAACAACGGTTGTAACTGGAACACTCACCAGAACTGGGCCTTGTGATTTCGCATGGGGATATTCAACTGGTTCATTTGGAATCCTCTTCGCTTGGACTGGTGGCGATGTTCCACTTAGCTGCACGATTGACCAAGCAGAATTATATCCAAGCTGGTCATTGAACAATGTAACTGGAACTCCAACTGGTTCATGTTCACAAAATCCTTCGACTGGAATTGTCACATTGACATTCAATGGGATCATCTCAGACGGATTTTGTACTGCTCCAATAACAGTAACTTTTAGTGGGTGACGCATGGCCACTCACGGGCCTGTTTATCAACTTTCTGGGAATTGCGTAGTAACTCCCAGTAGATTATGTATGCCATTTAAAGAGTTTTGCATCCATACTCTGATGCACTCTCCCGCAATTGGTCAACCTATTGATCCAGAGGCTGGAACATTTGGTTGCATGGCTAGTCCACAAACAACGAATCTTGGAACTCAATTCCTTCCTCAGCCAAAGATTCCAAGCAATATCAATCGTGCGCCAGTATACGGAAGAACATCTGATAATTTGACTCTCGATTTTTATTACCAAGTAGCTGATCTTGCTCCTTGGAGATCAAGGAAAATACTTGGAATTTCCGATCCATACAACAAAAAGACTTCGGGGCCAGCTGTATACCAAGGGCATATGGTGACAGAGGTTAGGAGAAGGTTACGAGGAGCATCTCCAAATAACGCCAATTATGTTGGCCGATACTCGCATTATTTTACTGATTCTAATACACCAATAAATGGAGAAGCAGACTGGTTGCGATTCATGCATCCAGCTGGATTATTCTGGACAAATAAAGGACTTTCTGAGCCATTCAAGGCAACTGATTACTATGAAGACACTGACCAGTACCCAATATTCACGGACAACTATAATCAATATTTCATTCCATTCTGTTCTCCCCTGAATGTCTATAACGAAATTGGCCAGCTTATTGGCCAGCACATTGGCTACACAATGATCTTTGAGTTTGGATTCGCCTACAATCGAGTTCCAATCAAGATAAATTTGCCAGAAGATTACTACATTAACCCGCAACCTGTTCCGCCAATAAAGGTGACTCCTGAAAACCAATTCATGTCACTGGACTGTCATTTATTCATGGTTAGTGCGCCAGTTGGTGGTGGTGACGGAGCTACTGAAATAAGATCTCCACTCTTAAATTCGGTGCGCTATTGGTTCTACAATAAGCCAACATCCACATACAATATTTGTTCTCCATACATATATCTAAGTTGTGGCCTAACAACATCAGAATGGAAATTTGATGTGACATTTAACCACTATGGAGGCGGAAGCGAAGTAATAAAGTTTGGAATATCAAACCTACAAATTTATGTGACTCCATAAAATGCCAATTACTGAAGTAAGACCAGCATCGGCAATCGTTACAGCGACAACAAATGTCACTGTGGCTACCAATGTCTGCGGTGATCTGCCATCAACAATTCCAGTCAATATTGACTGCTCACTGTGCAATCTTGGATTCCCCCAATTTGGCGGAAGAATTTCAATTAGTTTCTATGGGCCAATTTGTCCACCAGCTACAAATCCAAGTCCCAGTTTTTGGCTTGGATCAGCAGCAAAGGAAGCGCAATGGCAATGTCCTAATCCCGGTATGAATGCTGAGCCCAACCCCAATAGGTGGGTGGCTACTGGATACTTTGGTGGAATTGCATCTGGATCATGTGCTAACCAATACAAATTTGAAGCCCAATTAAATGCGATAAATTACACGCAAATCAATGTATCCGTAAATGTATATGTTTTAGTCCCAGCAACTGGTGGTGCTACTTGGTCATTGTATTCAGCCTTTAGCGAAACAATGACTGAAACGCCAAGTATAGATACGAGTCTTTACAGGAGCAGGGCATTTCAATCGCCAACTTATATGTCTTTGACAGTCAGTCAGAATGGTGGAAAAGGCGATCCAGTAAGCTACTACAAGATGGTGGTTGGCACTGAGAGTATGCGGGTTGGGTGTGGAGATCCATCAGCAGCTGGAAACGGTGTTCCAGATGTATGCGGAATGTGGGATGGTTCTCAATGGCTTAGCTGTATGCGTGGATTTATCAAATCGACTGGCAATACATCAATCAGGGAATTTACCCAACTGGGATTTAACCCTTCTGGTTGTGGAGGAGTTGGTGGAACTCCATGCGAATGTGACACAATAAATTTAACTGCAACATCTCCACCGACTGGAACGACGACATACAATTTTGATCCATCATTTGTAACGAGCTACGGGGTACTTGGAATAACAGGTGGAATTGAGGCAGTTGGCGCACGGCAGCAACTGCAAATAGCCAAGGGGACTGATTGCGGAATAGCGGTAGTTGTAAAGCAAATAAACAATGGGACGATTTACATTTGCACTAATGACAACGGGGCTGGATGGATCTGTTCTGCTGCAACATTGGCCCAAGCAAATAGTCCACACATATTGACGGCATCACGATCAACCTTTGTTGTCTATCTGTACTCGCTCAATTTTCCCAATCCTGAATTACTTTCAACAGAATGTTATACCCCACCAGCTGAGGGATTCATTCCTCTAGAAATCCCGGCACAAGCTGAAATTGTGCAAGAACCAATCCCAGAGGATCAATCTCAAATCAAGATGCTGAGGCGGATGAAATTGAACTGCATCCACCTTGGAGAAGTAATAGCCAATTCAAATCGAGGTGGTTGTGGATCATGCTCAAAATATAAATGCGCCATTCATGGAGAATGCAGGAAAATAGATAATCTAAATGAAGTAGCACAGTGTGTGACTTGCGAGGATTATTCCAATGGCTAATTTCGTATACAATAGTTTTTGCTATGATTTATGCTATAATACAATAAAAATCCCAACAGATGTATTCTACATGATGCTTGTTACATCGGCATACACTCCGGACAGGGCGCATTCCAAACGGAGTTCAATAACGAATGAAGTGTCAGGGGCGGGTTATACTGCTGGCGGGAAACAGGTAACCATGCTCCTCCAGACTGTAGATAATACGAATAACGATGTTGAAATTTTCTTCGATACTGTAACTTGGGCATCTTCGTCCATCACTGCCCGTGGAGCAGTCATTTATAAGAGGCGAGGCGGGCCATCATATTCAGATGAACTTATCCAATATATAGATTTTGTGACTGACAGAACTAGCAGTTCAGGCGATTTTATTGTCGCAATGGACGATTCACTTAAATTTCAATATATATAAGTATTGCATGGCCTATATTTCTCAATTATATTGAATCAATAATCAATATTGAATTTGAGAGATCATACTGCATGGACTGGCTCAAATTTGTCGAGCAGTATGGACTTGCATCAGCAGGGCTAGTTGCCGTGTTCTGGTATGTAGTTTTACCGCTAAAAGACCGGCATATTAAGTTCTTAGATACAACTGAAGAAACGAATAAATCTTTGGCTAGAACGATTGAAAAACAAGCTGAAATACTTGAAGGCGTACAAACTGGTCTAGAACGGATGAATAGTAAAATAGATAAGATGGAAGAAGTAGTTGAGAAACTAAGCGTTGTAACTCAGCATCTTAGGATGCCATAACTGGGGGTAAATCATGCCAAGTCTTGTTTATAACTCGTTCATGCGAGACATAGCCACAGGGCAAGTGGACTGTGATACCGACACTTTCAAGATGATGTTGGTAACCAGCACTTATACTGCTTCAAAGTCTCACGCAAAGCGTAGCGATATTACAAATGAGGTTGCTGCTGGTAGCGGTTATACGACAGGCGGAAATGCTTGTGCGTTGACTGTTGCAGCTACGGACAATGTGAACAACGATGTTGAAATTTCGTTCTCTGTCACCTCGTGGACGAGTGCTACGATCACCGCACGGGCAGGCGTGATCTACAAGTCTCGTGGTGGTCTTGCTACGGCGGATGAGCTTGTTGGCTATGTCGATTTCTTGTCAAACATAACCTCGACAAACGGCACTTTTGCCGTGACTGTATCCACACCATTGAGTCTGACAAACCCAAGCTAGTTAGGATGATCACCAATGGCGTTGATCAAAGCGGACAGGGTTAAAGAATCATCGACAAGCACCGGGGCAAGCACTTTCGCATTAGCGGGTGCTTTTACTGGTTTTCGAGCCTTTAGCTCTGTCTGCTCGGTTGGTGACACTTTTTACTATGTAATTGATTCTGACTTGGGAAGCGAGTGGGAGACTGGATTAGGCACTTATTCGGCAGCTAATACGCTGACTCGCACGACTGTCCATGCCAGCAGCAATGGCGGAAGCATTGTTACATTTTCAGCCGGTACGAAAAATGTTTACATTTCTCTTACCGGGAATCAGCTTGGAACGCTGTCTACCTTGACTGGTAGCGAAACCCTCACAAACAAAACGATCAACGCCAGCAACAACACTATCACAAATGTTTCGCTAACCTCTGGCGTGACTGGCACTCTGCCACTAGCCAACGGTGGCACAGGCACAACTACAGCACAATTAGCAATTAACGCCCTAGCTGGTGCGGTTACAAGTGGATCGTATCTCAGAGGCAACGGCACTAATGTTGTCATGGCTACGATTGCTGCTGGTGATGTACCGACGCTGAATCAGAACACTACCGGCACAGCATCAGGATCGGTAAGCGGGACGGCTTCGTATCTGGCGAAGTTTACTGGTACTAATGTGGTGGGTAATTCGCAGATTATTGATAACGGTACAAGCGTTGGCATCGGCGCAGTTCCAGTTTCTGGATACACCGGGTATCGTCTACAAGTTGGCAATAGTGCTGATGTTCAAACATTTATCGTAATTGGCAACTCGACATCAGGTCTAGGCCCAACTAATGGCCTGATCGTAGGCAATGACAGCGGCAACGCTTACCTGATGAACAACGAGAATACTAGGCTTCGCATTGGCAATAATGGCAGCGATCACTTTGTAATTGATGCTACTGGCGCAGTAGGAATTAACCAGTTTACGCCTGCATCACAACTTCATGTCACTACCGCAGCAGCAGCAACTAAGGGGCTCATAGTCAAAGGTGCATCAGCGCAGTCAGCGAATTTGCAAGAATGGCAAAATAGTGCTGGGACGGCGTTGGCTAGCGTTAATTCTGCGGGCTCAATATCTGCGGGCTCAATCTACTCAAACAGGTTTTCACAGAACCGCTTCAACAAAATATCTACTTCCAGATCGTTACCTACTACAGTTGGCGACTATGTTGAGATTTGCAACTTTACCGAGAATGGTGGCAAGTACACGATAGTTATATCGTGCGACCAAGCTGGCGTAGGTCAGGTATCAAAAAAGTACGAGTTTGTTTGCGCCTATCAAACGCAGCAAGGCGTAATTCCTCCATCTTATGTAGTCTGGAATAGTGCATCAACAACGCCAACAAATGATTTTCATTTAGAAATCGTGAGACTGCCATCCGCATACGATGGCAGAATAAGGATTAAGCGTGTTGCCGGAACGGCGGCAATAACACTTTTTATTGATGTAGAGTACTCTGGAATTGGATCGCTCACCGAATACAGCGGCACAGGTACATCATCGCTAACATCGTACACAAGCACCTACAATTACCAGATGTATGCTGCTCCGCCGCCGCCTTCTGGCAATAGCTACTCAGGCAACAGCTTCCCGATTTACGGCGGTAACGCAGCAGGCACAGGCAATGGTGGGAGCATAACGCTCTACACAGGAGCAGGTGCAGGCGGCGGCGTAGGCGGTGCAATTCTGAGTCGAAGTCAAGCGGACTCGTACAACCGAAGCAGTAAGTTCATCTTAGTCAGGAGCATCCCTGATACTGTTGGCAACTATGTGGAGCTTGGGAGAATTGGCTGGCTAGCCGGAGCGATCC